TCAGGTCAAATTCATCAAGCGGCGCGCCTGGGTGACATCGATACCTTCGGCCTCGGCGAGGTTGTTCACGGACGCCCCACGCTGTTCGTCGAGCAGTCGCTGCCAGTAGTGCGCCAGCCTGAGAGCTCGTATCAGCGGCGTGTCCTGCGTCGCGGCCCGAGCCCGTTTCCCCCTTCGAGCCTCTTCTATGAACTTCAGCGACGCATTCAGCGACGTGACGATCTGCTTCGTCGAACCGCGCTTCACAAGCGTCCAAGGCACGAACGTCTCCAACTGGACGCCGCCAGTTGGTGCCGGTAGTGGTAGAGTGACAGGATCCCCCAGGGTCATTGATATCTAGATTTTGGCAAGGGATATCAAATAGTCCCCAAATCCATTTAGGAAAGTTCCGAAGATCACTAGGTATAGCTCATACAAGTTGAAGCGTTTTTTATCGTCTTCTATTAATGAATCTATCGTTTCTTTGAGTTCAGATTTTACATATGAGCGGAGGTCGTTGAAGGTGTCTCCTGAAATATCCTTGCCGCGCTCTATTTTTATGTAATCCAGGACAAACGCAGAGGCGCCATCAATATTCCTATCAACGAATTTATTGGCTACTCCTTTAATCCATTCGTGAAAGCGCGATGCGGCAAGCAACACTCCTATGATGGTTATCAATGCTCCCGCTCGGTTGGCCCATGCTGGATTATTTGTCCATGCTAAACGGATGCCTATCAAAAAGACCATCAATGACATGGTGAGCGCTGCTAAATCAACAAAATAGCGCCCGATGAAGCGGAAGAATTTTTCCATGGCTGATTGCGATAGGCAGTGCCTATGAATTGTAAATCAAGAACGATTCGGCTACAGGTGGGTGGCACCACGGCATTTTTCCAGCGTGAATTGTCCGCGCCGAAAAATTTGGGTCGGACGGGTCATTTTCACTGTTCCTCGGCGAATTAGAGTAAGCCAAGCCGTTGTTAATAAAACGGCAAGTGCGCGGACTGATATCGCCGTTGATATTGCGTCGGCCATATTTGATAGCCTCCTGGCTTGCGCGTTCGCTCCCCTGCAACCTATATGCAGCAAATCGCGTATCTGGCACCATCGTCCGCAGAGGGACCATTTGATGCGTTATAGCATCGATGCTATCGTCTTGACTTGAGTGTGCCACTCGATCGGCCAAGTGCGACGCATCACCGGCTCCAACGCAGTCTGCGGCGTGCCGATCAGTTGCTCGACGACCTCCGGTGCCAACAGGCTCAATCGCAGCAGCCTCCGCACCTGGGTAACGTCGATACCCTCAGCCTCGGCGATCTCAGTCACGGACGTGACACGCTGCTCGCCGAGCAGGCGCTGCCAGTAGTGCGCCAGCCCGAGAGCTCGCATCAGCGGCGTATCCTGCGTTGCGTCCCGAGCCAGCTTCTCCCGTCGAGCCTCCACCACGAACTCCTTCGGCGCATCCAGCGGTGTGACGACCGTCTTCTTCGACCCGCGCTTCACCAGAGTCCACGGCACGAACGTCTCCAACTGGACGCCGCCGGCCGGCGCCGGCAGCGATCGAGTGATCGGCTCGCCCAATATCCGGCCGCGATGATTCCGGCTCATGCTTCCTCCTCGAAGCGTGCCACGAGCTGACGCTGTGCCTCCCAATCCACCGGCAGCGGGTTGTGCTGGAACCACCACAGCGTCATGCTGCGCGGCTGCCGACCGGCCAGCAGCCGCGCAATGATGTCCGGCGCCAGCAAGGTTAGCCGCATCAGTTCGTTGACGGCCGTGGGGTGCAGCCCTTCCGCCCGCGCGATGGCTGCGCCGCTCTTCATCACACCGGTGTCGACCAGCCGCTGCCAGTAAAAGCCCCGCGCCAGCGCCCGCAGCAGCGTCGTGTCGTGGGTCGCTCGGTCATCCGCAACGACCCGCCGCGCGCCCCGGCGCCGGAATGCCACCGGCACGAAGGTTTCCAGGGCACCGCCCGTCATGCTTCGACCTCCAGCATCTCCGCACCGATCTCGCCGGGCACGAACTCCCGGATCAGCGCGTCCCACCCGACCTCCCGCCACTTCACCTTGAGTCCCTGGCGCTCTTCGTCATGCACAAGGTCCACCCGTTCGATCATCAGGTTGGCAATGCGGTGCCGCTCGGCGGGGAACAGCCGCTCCCACACGTCATCGAGCCGGCCCATCGCCATCACCGTTGATGCTTCATCGACCTGGGCGCCGTTGTGCTGGATGTGCTGCACCACCGCTGCCACTGCCTCGGGGCTGGTCAACACGGTGCGGATCTGCGCGACCACGGCTCCCTCGATCTCCGGTGCTGGCAGCCGCTCGTAGCGTTTGCCCGGCGCCCCGAAGCGGCTCTCCGACTTTGACACGTAGTAACGGTACTGTCGCCCACCCTTGCGCGAGTAGGTTGGGTACATCCGCTCCCCGGACGGCGTGAACAGCAGCCCGCGTAGCAGCGCATCGGTGCGCGACAGCACCTTGGTCGCCGTCGACCGGACATGGCTGTCCGTGGACAGTACGGCATGGACCCGCTGCCACAACTCGGCATCGATGATGGCCGGATGTGTGCCCGGATACCAGCTTCCCTTGTGCGACAGTTCACCCAGGTAGATGCGGTTGCGCAGCAGCTTGGACAGGTACTTCTTGTCGATGCTGGCCCCATAGCGGGTGCGGCCATCCTGCGTGGTCCACGCCTTGGTCGTAATGCCTTCGGCGGTCAGGCGTGCCGCAATCTGTGTAGGGGAGCCGATAGTCAGCATCTCCTCGAAGATGCGCCGTACCACCGTCGCCTCGGCCTCGTTGATGACCAGTTGGCGATCACGCACGTCGTAGCCCAGGGGCGGCACACCGCCCATCCACAGCCCCTTGCGTTTGGCCGCCGCGATCTTGTCGCGGATTCGCTCGCCGGTGACCTCCCGCTCGAACTGGGCGAACGACAGCAGCACGTTTAGCATCAGCCGACCCATCGACGTGGTGGTGTTGAACTGCTGGGTCACTGACACGAACGATACGTCGTGGCGCTCGAACACCTCGACCATCTTGGAGAAATCGGCCAGGCTGCGGGTCAAGCGGTCGATCTTGTAGACCACGACGATATCGATGCGTCCGCGCTCGATGTCCGCCAGTAGGCGCCGCAGGCCGGGCCGGTCGGTGTTGCCGCCGGAGAACCCTGGGTCATCGTAGTCGTCGGCCACTGAGATCCAGCCTTCGGAGCGCTGGCTGGCGATGAATGCATGCCCCGCCTCCTTCTGCGCATCGATGGAGTTGAATTCCTGGTCCAGCCGTTCGTCGGTGGAGACGCGGCAGTACACCGCGCAACGCTTGCGCGGCTTGGTGGAGGCGATCTGTGCCGTTTCGATCATCGGGCGCCTCCCTTGGTGAGACCGAAGAACAGCGGGCCGGACCAGTGCGTGCCGGTGATGTGCCGCGCCAGGGCCGTCAGGCTCTTGAAGGGCTTGCCCTCGTATTCGAAGCCGCCCTCGGCGGTGACGACCGCCTTGTGCTCGCGCCCGCCCCATTCGCGCGAGATGACCGTGCCGGGAACGAAGTGCAATTCGCGCGAGGGCGCCCGCTTGGGGATCTTCGAGTGCGCGGCGCCGATGCGCTCCAGGCGCTCCCGCGTGGCAGGCGGCAGCCCGCCGAAGGCTTCCTCCTGCAGCTTGTAGGCGATGCGCGATTCAATGAAGTCGCGGTTCGGCTTGGTCGGACGGTAATCGAAATACCGGTCCCACAGTTTCCAGAGCTTGGGCATGGGTGCGCAGCCCAGTTCGGCGATGCGGGCGGCGACGGAGGTTGGGTTGGCGTTCATCACAACGTCTCTCGTTGATAGGGAGTTGCATGTACGCGCTGGTCGGGCACAAAGCCAAGTCCAACCACACTCTCAGCTGTGCGCGGTGCGGCAAGTGTGCGGACAATGGCCGAAGCCAGGATGGTCGCGATCTCGGTGGCGCGTTCGCCGGCCGAGAGTCGGGAGGGACAGGAGAGTTCGATGGGCTTCATGACAGCTTCGCAGAATGAAACTGCCATGGATGGTGGGGCCGATCGTCCGAAGCGGATAGTAAAGGCGGGTAGCCGAGGCGGCAGCGCTCAATGCCAAGGGGGGCTAGGCGCGTGCCGTTTGCGAGAATTCGTTATGCTGCTTCCAGCGCGACTGGTTTGCGCGCCTCGTGAACGCGTGTCAAGTTTCGATTTCCGTTTCCACTAGGTTGGAAACGACCGTATAAATGTCGACGGACTCATCAGGCACGTCAATACTCACAATCAGGCTGTAGCGCACGTCGTTCCGCCATCTCTCGTGAGCCGTACGGTATTTCCACCACCCACCGACGGGGTAGACCGCGATCGTATCCATATCCGCTAACGCAGCAGCCGGCCCAGTCCATACGTCGGAATGTAGTGAGCCGCGCGTTCGCAGCTGAGGGCCTAGCCGCCACCCATCGGCGTCGCCTTCAGGACCATCGTAGTCTTCCAGTTCTGCTCTGGCATTGATGAACGCACGAAAATTGTCGAGCGATTGATTGGGACGGATCACTTCAAATCGTAGGCCATGCGACTGATAGCTGTATCGCTGACGATACCCTCGCCTGCTGGGGTTCGGTTCAATAAAGTAGGAGAGGGTGACCCTAAGGCTAACCTCAAGTTCCGGTGGAAGTTGGTGCAAAGCGTCTATCGGCCAAGGTAGCCGATATAGCTGCATCTCATTTAACTTGGGGTCGGTGGACGCAGATGCGTCTTCGGCCTTCGTAAAGGGCTGCAATGTGTCCTGCGCCACGAGCGTTAAGGCGTGGTTCGCGCTGTAGCGAGCTCTCTCTAAATTCGTCGCGCCATAGCCTACGCAACGTAACATCGTCTCCTTGGCCACTTTCGGGCTGTGATGTGCGCTTAGCAAGCCGAACCGCTCCCACATGCGGTCCGTCCAGTCCGCCGAATGAGCGAGAAGGCCGCGGATGGTTTCAGGCCAATAGCTCGGATATTCCGCAGTTAGTATCGCCGCTTGGCGCGAAACTAAAGCGCAAGCGGCGCTCGTGTCTGCTGTGACCTCAAAAAGTTGGCCGGCTGTCCTCCCGGAGGTGGTCAACAGTGAAACCACGTCCGCGTCTGTGACCTCTGTCTCATCGGGTGAGAGCAAGCGGTTTCCGCCTTCTGCGACGACATCGGGTTTGTACGGTGCTTGCCTTCGCCAACCCCAATTCACTGAAGATCGGGAGCAGGGAGCGGCGTCGCCAGCCCGCGCGAACGGCGACCAACCGTCGAAGTCAGGATCATCATTCGTTGTCTTTTCCGTATAGGCACCTACGGTTAGCGCGTTCCACGCCTGAGCGGGATCTTCTATCTCGGCTAACTCAACCTGCTCCCACGGACCAAGGTCTGGTGATATCGCGCGATTGTTGCCAGCAGAAACCACAAAGAGTCTTTGCCTGCCATCCTCTGCTGCCGACGTAAACTTGTCGATTTCTGCGGACCAGGATGTGGGAAGGCCTCCCTCGGATTCTGAATCAGCCGTAATCGCCAACGAATACACGCGGTTCCAGTCAGGTCGCCTTTCCTCAAGAGCTGCGGCCGTATTCACCGTTATCGCGCCGTACAGTTCGATGAACGCGCTGTTCGGCAGAGAAGCCAAGCGCTATCTGCAAAAGAACCAGCAAGATTCAGATGGGAATTTCGATTCGCGCCTACGCACGGCATCGGGGCGTGTCGGACGCCGCCGTGCGCAAGGCAATCGCCGCAGGGCGCATCACGCCGGAAGCAGACGGCACCATTGATACGGACCGCGCCGACGCCGAATGGGCACGCAACACCGAAGCGCCACGCACCGGCACGCGCACCAGGCCCGTCAGGGCCGCCGTGCCGCAGGAGGGCGGTCAGACCCCGGACGGCCCGGCATCGTCGCCCACAGGCGGCACGTCGCTGCTGCAGGCCCGCACCGTCAACGAGGTGGTCAAGGCGCAGACCAACAAGGTGCGGCTAGCCCGCCTCAAGGGCGAGCTGGTGGACCGCTCGCAGGCCATCGCGCACGTCTTCAAACTGGCGCGTGCCGAGCGCGATGCTTGGCTGAACTGGCCGGCGCGTGTCTCGGCGCAGATGGCCGCGACCCTGGGCATCGATCCGCACACGATGCACGTTGCGCTGGAAGCGGCCGTGCGTGAGCACTTGCAGGAACTGGGCGAGCTGCGCCCGCGCGTGGATTGATGCTGGACGCGGATTACGAAGGCGCCGCCGAGCTCGAGCGGGCCTGGCGCGAAGGACTGACGCCCGATCCGCTGCTCACCGTCTCTGAATGGTCGGATCGCCACCGCATGCTGTCGAGCAAGGCATCGGCGGAGCCCGGGCGCTGGCGCACCAGCCGCACACCGTACCTGCGCGCGATCATGGACTGCCTGTCGCCGACCTCGCCCATCGAGCGGGTCGTCTTTATGAAGGCCGCGCAGCTGGGCGCGACCGAGATGGGGTCGAACTGGATCGGCTACGTAATCCACCACGCGCCGGGTCCCATGATGGCCGTCTGGCCGACCGTGGAGATGGCTAAGCGCAACTCCAAGCAGCGGATCGACCCGCTGATCGAGGAGTCTGCGGTGCTGGCCGAGCGGATCGCGCCGGCCCGCTCGCGCGACTCGGGCAACACCATCCTGGCCAAGGAGTTCCGGGGCGGCGTGCTGGTCATGACCGGCGCCAACAGTGCGGTGGGTTTGCGCTCGATGCCGGTGCGGTACCTGTTTCTCGATGAGGTCGACGGCTACCCGCTGGATGTCGAGGGCGAAGGCGATGCGATCTCGCTCGCCGAAGCCCGGACCCGGACGTTTGCGCGCCGCAAGATCTTCATCGTATCGACCCCGACGATTGCCGGCGCCAGCAGCATCGAACGCGAATACGACGCGTCCGATCAGCGCCGCTACTTCGTGCCATGCCCGCACTGCGATCACCGCCAATGGCTGCGCTTCGAGCAGCTGCGCTGGACCAAGGGGGAGCCGGAAACGGCCGCCTATATCTGCGAAGCCTGCTTCGAGCCCATCCATGAGCACCACAAAGCGTGGATGCTGTCGCAGGGCGAATGGCGGGCGATGGCGGAAACGAGCGGCCGCACGGCGGGCTTCCACCTGTCCTCGCTCTACAGCCCGGTGGGCTGGCGCAGCTGGCGCGAGATCGCCGCAGCCTGGGAGAGCGCGGTGAGCAAGGAGTCCGGCTCGGCGGCGGCGATCAAGACGTTCCGCAACACCGAACTGGGTGAGACCTGGGTCGAAGAGGGTGAGGCGCCCGATTGGCAACGGCTGCTGGAGCGCCGCGAGGACTATCCCATTGGCACCGTGCCGGCAGGCGGCCTGTTGCTGTCGGCCGGCGCCGACGTACAGAAGGACCGCATCGAGGTGTCGATCTGGGCCTTCGGGCGCGGCAAGGAAGCGTGGCTCGTGGAGCACCGCGTGCTGATGGGCGATACCGCCCGCGACGCGGTGTGGAAGCGGCTCGCCGAACTGGTCGAAGCGCAGTGGACGCACGCCAGTGGCGCGACGATGCCGCTCGCGCGCCTGGCGCTCGACACCGGCTTCGCCACGCAGGAGGCGTACGCCTTCGTGCGCGCTTGCGGCGACGCCCGTGTGATGGCGGTCAAGGGCACAGCGCGCGGCGCCGCGCTGATCGGCACGCCGACGGCGGTCGATGTCACGCGCAACGGCAAGAAATTGCGCCGCGGCATCAAGGTCTTCACGGTGGCGGTCGGCATTGCCAAGCTGGAGTTCTACAACAACCTGCGCAAAGCCGCCGACGTGGCAGAAGATGGCGCGACCATCGCGTTCCCGACCGGGTTTGTGCACTTGCCCAAGATCGACGCGGAGTTCCTGCAGCAGCTGTGCGCCGAGCAACTGATCACCCGCCGTGACCGGAGCGGTTTCCCGATTCGCGAGTGGCAGAAGATGCGCGAGCGCAATGAGGCACTGGACTGCTACGTCTACGCGCGCGCGGCTGCGAGCGCCGCCGGGCTCGACCGCTTCGAGGAGCGTCACTGGCGCGAGCTGGAGCGGCAACTGGGGCTGGCGCCGCCGCCGGACACACCGCCCCCAATCGAATTGAGTTCTCCCACAGATGCCACCCCTCGCGGTGGCATCGCCGTTTCTGGGCCCCGTCCTGGGGGCCGCCAAGCCGGCCGGCGCGTGATCAAGAGCCGCTGGCTGTCGTCCTGAGCACCCCGGTGCTCCTCATCCTGATACCCGGAGTTCATCCCCCATGAGTTTGCAGACTCGCATCGAATCCCTCGTCCTGCGTCTGGCGTCGGAGTTCAAGACCATCCACGACCAGGTCGGCACGCTGGCCCGGCTGTCGACCACCGACAAGACCAGTCTGGTCTCGGCGATCAACGAGCTGCGTGCGCAGTTCGACAAGATCGCCAGCGCCGCGCTGATCGATGACGCCAACGTGGCGGGCACCACGACCACCTTCTCGGCGTCCAAGATCACCGGCCTGCTCGACGCGCTCAAGGCCGACCTGCTGGGCGGCGCCGACGCGGCCTTCGACACCCTCAAGGAGCTGCAGGAGGCGATCCTCAAGGACCAGAGCGGCATCGCCGCGCTGCTGGCCGCCGTGGACCGCCGCGTGCGCTTCGACGCCGCGCAGGCGCTGACCGCCGACGAGCAGGCCCAGGTCCGCCAGAACATCGGCGCGGTAGCGGCCGCCGCCATCGGCGACCCCGAGACGGACTTCGTGCCGGTCTTCGAGGCGGCCCTGACCGGCGCCTGATCCGGCGGCCATGTCGCTGACCGGGAACATCGCCGAGCTCGCCGCCGCGATTGCCCAGGAGGTCCGCGCCCGTATCACCGCGGATCATCCGGGCTTGGCCCGCGCCTGGGTGTGCTTTGGCACGGAAGGCAACCAGGCGGTGATCCGGTCGGCATTCAACGTCCAGAGCGTCGTGCGCCTCGCTACCGGCAGGTACCGCGTGGTCTTCGCCGAGCCGATGCCGGACGAAGGCTACTGCTGGCTGGCCTTCGCCCGCAACGCGGGTCGCCAGTCGTCCATGAAGGCCGCCGCCGCCCGCGTGCGCGCCGAGGCCAAGGCCGAGGCGTTTGTGGAGGTCATTTGCACGACCGCCGCCGGGACGCTCTCCGACACCTCCGAACTCAACCTGATGGTTTACCGCTGAATGGCATACACCGAAGCGCAACTCCTAGTGCTGGAGGCCGCGCTCGCCAAGGGTGAGCGTCGCGTCACCTTCCAAGACAAGACGGTCGAGTACCGCACGGTCGATGAGCTCAGGCTCGCGATCCGCGAGGTCAGGCGCGGCCTGTTCGAGCAGGCCGCCGAAACCGGCCTGTGGCCGGGCGCTCCGCGCCAGATCCGCGTCACGACCGGCAAAGGGTTCTGATGGCCCGAGCTGTATCTCGACCCTCTGGCCAAGCATCTGGCGGCTGGTTCGGCCGGATCCGCAGCCTGTTCGCTCAGGCGCCGGTACACGAGGCCGCCGGCCGGGGTAGGCGGTCGCTCGCCTGGAGGCCCGGCAATCCGGGCGCCGTGGCGGCGCTGCTCGCCAGTGGCGAGGACCTGCGCATCAAGAGCCGGGATCTGGTCCGGCGCAACGCCTGGGCGCAGGCTGGCATCGAGGCGTTCGTCGCCAACGCGGTCGGCACTGGCATCAAGCCACAGAGCCTCTCCACCGATGATGCCTTCAAGGCCGACGTGCAGGCGCTGTGGCGGGACTGGACGGCAGAAGCCGACGCCGCCGGTCAGACCGACTTCTACGGCCTGCAGGCGCTGGCCTGCCGCGCCATGCTCGAAGGCGGCGAGTGCCTGATCCGGCTGCGCCCGCGCCGTCCCGAGGATGGCCTGACCGTGCCGCTGCAACTGCAACTGCTGGAGGCCGAGCATCTGCCGATGACCCTGAACGTCGACCTGCCGCCAATCGCAGGGGCCTCCGGCCCGGGCAACGTGGTGCGCTCGGGCATCGAGTTCGACGGGCTGGGTCGGCGCGTCGCTTACCACCTGTACCGCTCGCATCCGGACGATGGTCGGCTGTCGCCGATGTCGGGGCAGGGCGGGCTCGATACCGTGCGGGTCGACGCGAGCGAGATCATCCACCTGTACCGCGTGCTGCGGCCCGGCCAGATCCGGGGCGAGCCGTGGCTGTCGCGTGCGCTGGTCAAGTTGAACGAGCTCGATCAGTACGACGACGCCGAGCTCGTGCGGAAGAAGACCGCCGCCATGTTCGCCGGCTTCGTCACGCGCCAGAGCCCCGAGGACAACCTGATGGGCGAGGGTTTGCCGGACGAGGCCGGGATCTCGCTGGTGGGGCTGGAGCCGGGGACGCTGCAGATTCTGGAGCCGGGCGAAGACATCAAGTTCTCCGATCCGGCCGATGTGGGCGGCTCCTATGGCGAGTTCCTGCGCACGCAGTTCCGCGCGGTAGCCGCGGCACTTGGCATCACCTACGAGCAGCTGACCGGGGACCTGACCGGCGTGAACTACTCGTCCATCCGCGCGGGGCTGCTGGAGTTCCGCCGCCGCTGCGAGATGGTGCAGCACAGCGTGCTGGTGCACCAGATGTGCCGCCCGGTGTGGGCTGCCTGGATGAAGCAGGCGGTGCTGTCCGGTGCGCTCACAGCTCCTGGCTTTGCGCGCGGTGGCGCGGCCCGGCGTCGCCAATACCTGCAGGTCAAGTGGATCCCGCAGGGCTGGCAGTGGGTGGACCCCGAGAAGGAGTTCAAGGCGATGCTGCTGGCGATCCGTGCGGGCCTGATGAGCCGCTCGGAAGCCATCTCGACCTTCGGCTACGACGCCGAGGACATCGACCGCGAGATCGCCGCCGACAACGCCCGCGCCGATGCGCTCGGGCTCGTCTTCGATTCCGACCCACGCCACACAGCCAAGGATGGCGCCGCCGCAACACCCCGCACCGACTCGAACGCGAACGCTGGCGAGTCCGTCGCTACAGCCTGACGTTTTTTCCTATGACCCTGTTGCCTCATCTGGCGACACGCCTCTTTGGTGTGCCGCTGGCGATTGATCGCCCCAAACTTGACGTGATCCTGTCGGTGCTCGGCCCACGCGTGGGCCTGGCCGGCCTGGCGCCGCCGGGCGACTACATGCCGCCTGAACGTAATCCGGTCCGTGGCAATGCCCAGATCGCCGTGATCCGAATCCACGGCACGCTGGTGCGGCGCACCGTGGGCCTGGAGGCCGAGTCGGGGCTGGCCAGCTACACCGCGATCGGCGAACAGCTGGACGCGGCGCTGGCCGACCCGGGTGTCGCCGCGATTCTGCTCGATGTCGACAGCCCGGGCGGCGAGTCGAGCGGGGTCTTCGATCTCGCCGACCGCATCCGCGCCGCTGCTGCGATGAAGCCCATCTGGGCGGTGGCCAACGATATGGCGTTCTCGGCGGCCTATGCGCTCGCCAGCGCCGCGTCGCGGGTCTTCGTCTCGCGCACGGGTGGGGTCGGCTCGATCGGCGTGATCGCCATGCATGTCGACCAGTCCATCAAGGACGCCAAGGACGGCATCCGCTACACGGCGGTGTTCGCCGGTGCCCGCAAGAACGATCTCAACCCGCACGCGCCGATCACCGACGAAGCGCAGGCGCAACTGCAGGCCGAGGTGAGCCGCATCTACGGGCTGTTCGTCGCGACCGTGGCCGGCTATCGCGGGCTGTCGGCCGAGGCGGTGACGGCCACCGAAGCGGGGCTGTTCTTCGGGCAGGACGCCGTTGCCGCCGGCCTGGCCGACGCCGTCGGCACGTTCGAGGACGCGCTCGCTCAGCTCACCGCTTCCCTTTCTTCCGCCGCGCCGGTCATGACGGCGCGCGGCGTTTCTCTCACCTCCCAGATGGACTGTTCCATGACTACTCAACCAGATCTCGCCGCAGTCGATGCACCCACTGCGGACGCTGCCGGCTCCATTGCCCAACCTGCAGCGGTCGCAGCAGCCCCCGTCGCCAGCCACACCGATGCCGTGGAGATCGCCCAGCTGTGCGCGCTGGCCGGTCGCACCGACCTGATCGCCGGTTTCCTCGAAACGCGCGCCACGCCCGAGCGCGTGCGCAGCCACCTGCTCGCCGCGCGGGCCGAGGCGTCGCCCGAGATCGCGAGTCGCATCGATCCGCAGGCGCCCGTCGTCTCGGCCGACGCCGGCCATCCCGCATCCCCCCGCAATCCGCTGCTCCAGGCCGTCAAGAAGCGCCTGGGCATTCAGTAATCACGACCCATGCCTGTCCTTCAAGAACCACTGAACCTGGGCGACCTCCTCAAATACGAGGCGCCCAACCTGTACTCGCGCGAGCGCATCACCGTGGCCGCCGGCCAGACCCTGTCCCTGGGCACCGTGGTCGGCATGGTGACCGCCACGGGCAAGGTCAAGCAGCTTGACCCGTCCGCCACCGATGGCAGCCAGTACGCCGCCGGTGTGCTGATGCAGGCGTGCGACGCTCACCTGGCCGACCGTGACGACGGCCTCCTGATCGCGCGCCACGCCATCGTCGCCAGCCACGCGCTGCAGTGGCCCGCCGGCATCGCCGCCGTCGAGCAGCACGCCGCGATCTCTCAACTCAAGGCACTGGGCGTCCTGGTGCGCGTCGGAGCCTGATCGACCATGCAGAATCCATTCACCAATCCTGCCTTCGAGATGGCCTCGATGACGGCGGCCATCAACCTGATCCCGAACCGGTACGGCAAGCTGGAGCAGATGAATTTGTTTGCGCCCAAGCCCGTGCGCACGCGCCAGATCATCGTGGAGCAGCGCGAGGGCGTGCTGACGCTGCTGCCGACGTTGCCGCCCGGCTCCCCTGGCACGGTCGGCACGCGCGGCCGGCGCAACCTGCGCTCCTTCGTCATCCCCCACATCCCGCATGACGACGTGGTGCTACCCGAGGCGGTGCAGGGGCTGCGCGGCTTCGGCTCGGAGACCGAATTGGAATCCGTGTCGAACGTGATGGCCGAGCGCCTGGAGACGATGCGCAACAAGCACGCCATCACGCTGGAACACCTGCGCATGGGCGCGCTCAAGGGCGAGATCCTCGACGCGGACGGCTCCCCCCTCTACAACCTGTTCGAGGAGTTCCGCATCCAGCAGAAGGTGGTGAATTTCGAGCTGGGCGCCGACAAGACCGAGGTCCGGAACAAATGCACGGACGTGCTCACCATGATCGACGACTCCCTGCTCGGCGAAGTCACGACCGGCGCGCACTGCCTGTGCTCGACCGATTTCTTCAAGGCGCTGATCAGCCACAAGAGCGTCAAGGAGGCTTATTCGCGCTGGCGCGAAGGGATCATGCTGATCAACGACATGCGAAGCGGCTTCGAGTTCGGCGGCATCACCTTCGAGGAGTACCGGGGCAAGGCGTCCGACGCGGCCGGCAAGGTGCGCAGCTTCATCGAACCAGGAGAGGCGCACGTCTTCCCTGTGGGCACCATCGACACCTTCGGCACGTACTTCGCGCCGGCCGACTTCAACGAGACCGTCAACACCCTTGGTCAGCCACTGTACGCCAAGCAGGAGCCACGCCAGTTCGGCCGGGGCACCGATGTGCACACCCAGTCCAACCCGCTGCCGATGTGTCTGCGTCCGGGTGTGCTGGTCAAGCTGACGATGGGGTGACCATGGACATCGTGGCAACCCTTTACGAAGCCGCCGCCAACGCGGGTCTCCTGAAGGAGTGCGTCTGGCGGCCGTCCGATGGCGGCCCGCCGCGCACCAACATGGTGGGCTTTGCCGCCCCTGACGAGACGCTGCTCGATGGCCTGACGGTCAGCACCGAGTACGTGATGTCCTATCCCGCCACGATCCTTGCGGGGCTGGGTCCCCGCGAAACGGTCGAGATCGCTGGTGGGGTCTTCCATGTGCGAGATCTGCGCGCGGTCGGTGACGGCTCCGAGATCCGCGCCAAGCTCACCCGCCTGTAATCCCGATGGCAGTCAACTCCGTCCGTGAGCGGATCCTGCTCGCGGTGATGGCGGCCGTCCGTGCGCCGGCACAGGCGCTCGGTGCCACGCTGCACCGGTCGCCCGCCGTCGCCATCGCGCGGGAGCAGTGCCCGGCGCTGGTGGTGTATCCGGAGAGCGATGCCATCGCCAGCCGGGCCAACGACCGCGTCACGCGCGAGCTGACCGTGCGGGTGACGGCGCTGGCCCGTGCCGTGCCGCCCGCCGCGCCGGAGACGGCAGCCGACCAACTGCTGACGGCTGCGCACGCGGCGCTGATGGCCAACGTGAATTTCGGTGGCCTGGCGCTCGGCATCCACGAGCTCGATTGCGAGTGGGACGTGGAGGACGCCGACGCCGTGGCCGCTGCGATTCCGGCGCGCTACCGCATTACCTACCGGACCCTGGCCGCCGATCTGGCGACGCCTGCCTGAAGCCGCTGATCCAGGCGGCAACCCGCACTTCGAGAGCCCCGTCCGGGCCGCTCTCACCCCCGTACCCATTTCTGCGTCACGCAAGGAAATTCCCCCAACCATGAGTACCTACGCCTCCTTCCAGGGGCGCGTCTACCTCGGCAAGCGCGATGCCGCGGGCGTGCCCTACGAGGTGCGCTCGCCCGGCAACGTGGCCGAGCTGAAGCTGTCCCTCAAGACCGACGTGCTGGAGCACTACGAGAGCCAGTCCGGCCAGCGTACGTTGGACCACCGGATGGTCAAGCAGAAGTCGGCCACCCTGAACCTGACCATCGAGGAGTTCACCCGCGACAATCTCGCCCTGGCCCTGTACGGCAACCACGTCACCGGCGACGCTGGCGCGGTCAACGACGAGCCGGTCGGCGGCGCGGAGCCACTGGTGGGCGACCGCTACTTCCTGGCCCACCCCAAGGTGTCGAAGCTGGTGATCAAGGACAGTGCAGCCAAGCCGGCGACGCTGGCGATCGGTGTCGACTACACCGGCGACCTGGACTTCGGTTCGATCCAGTTCCTGCGCCTGGATGATGGCGGCTCGCCGCCGGTGCCCTACGTGAAGCCGTTCAAGGCGAGCTACGCCTATGGCGTCGCCACCGAGATCGGCATCTTTACCCAGCCGCTGCCCGAGCGGTACCTGCGCCTGGAGGGTCTGAACACCGCCCAGGGCAACGCCAAGGTGCTGGTGGAGCTGTACCGGGTGGCATTCGATCCGCTCAAGGAACTGTCGCTCATCTCGGACGAGTACAACAAGTTCGAGATGGAGGGCTCGCTGCTGGCGGATCCGACCAAGCCGTTCGACGCGGTCCTTGGCCAATTTGGCAGGATCGTGCAACTGTGAGGGCGGCCATGGACGATCTGGACAAGCTGATCCCGCAGCCGGCCGAACTCGTCGTGGGCGGGGAGGCGCTCGCCATCGAGCCGCTGAAGGTGGGCCGGCTGCCGGCCTTCCTGCGCGCAATCTCGCCGACGCTGCAGCAGCTCAATGCGACGCAGATCGACTGGCTCGGGCTCTTCATCGAGCACGGCGACGATCTGCTGCAGGCCGTCGCCATCGCGGTGGACAAGCCACGCGTGTGGGTCGACGCACTCGCGGCTGACGAGGCGATTCTGCTGGCGGCCAAGGTGGTCGAGGTGAACGCGGATTTTTTTACCCGGACGGTGCTGCCGAGGCTCGACGGCCTGTTCGCACGGGTGACGCGGGCGGCGGCGTCTGGTTCGACGCCATCCAGCGCTTGATCGACCACGGCCACCGGTTGCCCGACATTCTCGGCTACACCCTGACCCAGGTGCGCGGCTTCTTGGACGCCGCCGTCCGCGCCGACGCTGCGCGTGACGCGCGGTTGCTGTCGCTGATCGCCATCGGCTCACGGGGCGATGCGCGCAATCTCGAACGTACGCTCGACCAGCTTACCGACAAGGCAAACAACCATGCGCATTTCCGTTCGAATCGATAGCGCTGCGGCGCAGGCCCAGCTACGCCGTTGGGCTGGGGACTTCCGACCGAAGGTGAAGAAGGTGGTCGCACAAGCCATGGCCAGCGAGGCGGCGGAGCTCAAGCAGGACATGCGCGATCACGTCGCCGGGCAGATGCGGGTGGTCAAGAAGTCTTTCCTCAAGGGCTTCACGGCCAAGGTGCTGGACAAGGATCCGAAGCGTCTGCCGGCGCTCTACGTGGGCTCGCGTGTCCCGTGGTCAGCCATCCACGAGCGGGGCGGTGTGGTCGCCGGCCGGCTGCTGATTCCGCTGTACGGGCGGGTGGGCAGGAAGCGCTTCAAGGCGCAGATCGCCGAGCTGATGCGGGGTGGCAATGCGTACTTCGTGAAGAACGACCGGGGGAACGTGGTGCTGATGGCCGAGAACATCGGGGAGCACGACCGGCCGCTGGCCGGCTTCAAGCGCCGCTACCGCAAGGCCGAGGGCGTCAAACGCATCCAGCGCGGCGCGGACGTTCCGATTGCGGTGCTGGTGCCGCGTGTCGTGCTCAGGAAGCGGCTCGACATCGAGCAAGTGGTGGCGCGGCGTATTCCGCGCCTGTCCGCTCCTGGGCAGCCCCGGCGACAGCCTGGAGGTGGTGCTCGACGGCGACAAGGCGGGCTTGTGGACGGACCGCGCGACCGGCGACGGCGGCGACATCTTCGACCTCATTGCCGCCTGGGCGGGCCTGCGCGTGTCCACCGACTTCTCGCGGGTACTCGAACAGGCCTTGCAACTGCTCGGGCAGACACGCAGGTGGCCGATGGCGGCCGCGCCGGCCACTTCAGCTTCAACATCCGTGCTTCGGGAGTGTCTACTATCAAAAACCTGTCGCTGAGAAACCAGGTGCTGGCCCGCAAGGTTCTGCAGGCGCTGATGGTGATCGACGCCGAGGACGAGGCCGCGCTGGTGCCCATGGGGGCCGCAATCGCATGAGTCAGGCTCAGGTTGATGCCACGGTATTGCTATGCCGGCTGCTGGAGCGCGATAAGCCCGAATACAACGGCCAAGCCCTGTTCGACGCGGGGGCGGAGGCTGCGACGCATCTGCTGCGCGAGCGGCTGCTGGTGGTAGGCCACCCGCTGGACTGGGGCAACTGTCCGGAGTGCTGCTCGGAACTCGCACGGGTGGTGCGCGATGTGTCGGCCGACCGGATCGCATTGCTTTGCCCGGAATGCGAGGATGTTGACGCGTCGCGTCGTCTGCGGGAAATGTACAAGGCGGTGCCGGCGCGGGCCGTCGCAGCCGTGTTGAGCGGGCTGGGAATGAACGCCGGCGGCATGAAGGTCATCGAACCCGATCGGGTATGGCGGCTCGGCACGACGGAGCCGACGCGAGGTAAGCCGCTGACGTGGTATTTCGCGCGACAGCTTGGGCGCCCGGAGGTTGGCGCGCGGCTGCGCGAGCAGATCCAGCTCGAGCGCACCGCCAGTTCCTGCGTGATATTGACCAGCAGTGATGTGCCATTGCCAATCGGATCACCGTTGGCGGGCTTCGACGTCCGCACGCTCCGTAGCGTGGCGCGGATTGGCCAGAGCCGCTTCGAGTTCTTTGCGGACCGGCAGGCTGAGCCGGGGGCACAGCAGGTTGATGAGGCTCAACCGCAGGCGAGGGGGCAGACCACTCTGCGCTACGTGCGCACGCTGGGCAAAGCCTTCATCGAGGGCGCCGAATACCCGCTGGAGCCGCGCCAGCAGGCCATGCTGCTCGCCCTGATCAATGATCTCGATCACGAGATGGGCAAGGAGGCGCTCAAGACCGCCTGTGGCTCACAGGCGCAGCTGTTCTCGCCGAGCAAGGACTTCCGCCGTAACCCGGTCGTCTACCAGACCTTCATTCGCTATCTGCGCGACGATGAACGCTATGCGCTCATCATTCCCGACGACGATCAGGATTGGTTGGGGTAGGTGCAGCAATGTACACCATACGTGGGCACACCGCCGGCCAAATGACCTCTTCGGCCCTGTTCTCATTGCTGGGACCACGACATTGGACCGGTTGGGATTCTTCGTCGATTTGCGGGCCGGCGTGAGCGGCGCAAAACGCCCCGTTTCCGTCATTCAATTCAGTGCTGCTCTGACGGCAGATGTCGAGGTGCAGCGGCCATTTTCTCGGTACCTTCGCGACCGTTTCGCATGCTGGCAAACCACGACCACTGGAAGTAGTATGCACCAAGCTGCCGCCAACGATTGCAAGAAATCGCAATGCTAATATTTCACTAACGTTCAGAGTGATGTCAGCTAATACTGGGAAAGGCTTGAGAAAACGCAGAAGAAATAAGCCTAAGCGCCAACAACCGGATGACCATTTCACATGTGGGCCAATCGACTTCACCCGATTCGGCAACATGGTCGTTGGCAAGTCCCGCGCCACTGCGGAACAGCTCGCTTCAGTGCACACCAAGCTGGCTGAGCGGTTTCCAGTCGTAGTCGCAGAAATCGATGCCTTGGTGGGCTCTATCGCGGCACAAGTTGCGCGACTGCCACCGGACAAATTGCTTCAGCGAGGTTGGTGGGAGTACGCCATGGCTGTTATGCGCTTCCAAAACGCGAAGCTGCCTGAGTCGAATCTACTCCATGCACTGAGGATGATCGACTATATCCAAAGTGTCATTGTTGCGGTGCAACCGCAGGCATACGCCGAGGATGTTAGCGAAGACGATTGGAAGCGACTGAAATCTGACGTTGGTATGCTGTTCCAGCGGTTGACCTCCGAATATCAGATTTGTTTGACCGCGCGCCGCAAAGTGGATGACCCCGGTCTCGATATGGAACTCGAAGAGTTCAGGATGCGAGCGGAATTGCTCTGGATGAACATTCGAGGTAAGCGTTATCAAGTGCATGAACGGCAGGCATTGCTTGATGTCATTCGGCCGCACTCCGATGTACTGGTAAGGCTGTTCAGAATTGATGCCGAGCCTCTCGTAGGCGAACTCGACAAAATTCTGTCAAAACTAACGCTGGGCCTGACCGAGGCTGCATCCGCCTTCCAGCAGTTCCGGGAAGACGTGCTGGGTAGACTGGAAACGCTATACAGAGAACACCCGGATCTCGACATGGCGGCGCTCAGAGACAAGATGTTCGAGGACGAAGACCTAGCCGCCCGGCGCGATTCCGTTATGGGTGCACTCTTTGGTCTGGACCTATTCGACGTTGGCAAAAACACTACGCTTCCGCCTGAGTTCCTCGCAGCATTAAGTTGGTCGCCAGGCGAGTGCACAGAGTTTTTTGGACCAGGCGAATTTCGCGGGTTACCGCTGCGGATTTGGCCAACTATGCAAAGGCCGTTCATACGCATCGATGATCAAGTTCTTTGCTTCGATGTATTCAGCCTGTTCGATAATTTTTATCGTGTTCTGCGCCGATTGATCCTGTCACGAGAACCCGAGTACGCCAATACATGGAACGAACGCCAAAAGGCAATCTCGGAGGAACTCCCCTTCATCTGTTTTTCCCGTTTGCTTCCGGGGGCGGTCATATATCGCCCCGTGTACTATTCGTGGGCACCTGCTGGCGGGCGGGTGCAACGGTATGAAGCCGACGGCTTAGTAATATTTGAAGATCATCTTTTGGTAATTGAGGTCAAGGCGGGCGCGTTTACTTATACCTCGCCTGCCAACGATCTACCGGCGCACCTCGCGTCCCTTCGCAATTTGCTCCAGGCGCCGGCTCATCAAGGTAGTCGTTTCGTCAACTATCTCCAAAGTGCAGAAGAGGTCTCGATCGAAGACGCGGAACAGCGCGAAATCGGCCGCATCAGACATCGCGACTTTCGCCAAATTACTGTATGCGCGGTTACGCTTGACGCTTTCACTTCGCTCGCCGCCCGTGCGCAGCGATTCGCGCCTCTCGGGGTTGACTTGGGACCGAGCCCAGTTTGGCCGATCTCTATCGATGATCTTCGAATATACGCAGAGATATTTGACAACCCGCTAACGTTCCTTCATTACGTTGAGCAACGCACTCGCGCGAGTCAATCCCAACATCTCGATCTCAATGACGAGATGGACCACCTCGGCCTCTATTTGACGCACAACAACTATAGTCAGTATGCTGCCGAGTTGACATCAGGCGAGCTACGCCGGTTGGCATTTACCGGGTACACGAGCCCGATTGACGAGTATTTCCGCGCCGTGTTGATAGGAGAGACGCCTTCCCGACCACAGCAAGCAATGCCTGACCGGTTGGAGGAAGTGATCGCGTTCCTCGCGGGATCGAACGAACCGCGACGAGCAGAACTTGTAAGCATCTTGCTCAATGCCGCTGGACACGTTCGAGAATCGATCGACCATGCGATCGACGAGGCACTGCGCGGCAACAAGGAGCTTCGTCGCGCTCGCCCGCTTTCCATTTATGGCGGAATGGCAATGACCTTGTACGTCTGGTCTCCCTACGCACCGCGTCACGCGGGAATAGCTATACAGCATACACAAGCGGTAATGATGGCAGCGAGCAATGAATCGAGTCGCGGCCTTATTGAGCTTGAATACACCGAAAATGGTGTCCTTACAGGCGCACACTTAACGCACGTGAGAATCGACGAACTCAGCGTTGCTGAGTCCGAAGAAATCAGGAAAGCCAGCCTAGTCTTGCAGGAAAAACGCCTTACTCAAGCGCGCGCATTGAGAAAAATCGGTCGCAATGAACCATGTCCATGCGGGAGTGGAGCAAAATACAAGCGTTGCCATGGGCGTTAGCTGTTCAATTCTTCGTGTTCTCCTCCACTCGCATGGGCTCCACCAATTCTGACGCAGGTGCAGTCGTCTAAACTTTGAGGTGGCCGCCTGACGCGGATCGGTCCGTCGACCGTTCGCTGTTAGCTATGCAGTTGCTGCTCGAATACCACTCGCACGCGCCGGCGAATGGTGGGTAATGGCCGAAGGCCGCCCGGCGCTGGCGGCCGTAGCCGACCCAACGTTGTCCTTCGGCGTCTTGGAGGTCGGCCGGTTTCCGGACCGTAAGCGGGGGGACATCTCATATTGACGGGAGGATGCACATCCGCCTCTCAGTTACTGGCCGGTGGGAATGTATGGATGCCTGAGACTTGAGCATTAGACACTCTTGTGAAAGCTCATGCATGTGTCAGGAATAGAATGGTCGACCATTAACCAGCGAGGCAGCGCCTGGATGTCCGTGACGCCAAGGTCAACACAGGCGTGTATGGACAAGTTGTGCCGGCTCGCGCAAGATTGGCTCGGTGCGTCCACCCGTCCAGTGCTCCTGGCAAGCCGAGAATGTAAGAGGGGAAACGTCATACCAATCGCCATCACACTGCGCAAGCACTTCTCCGACAGTTACTATCGCGACACTTTGGTGCGCGCACTGAACTCACCGAACATCGACAGCGCCTACATCGCTTCCGGCTTTTTTTCCGATTTCACTGGCCGGCTGGACGGCTCCGCACCCGACTTCGCAATTGGCGAGCAGATGGACGGCAAGAAAGTCTTCCTGTTCGGCTCCTACAACAAGGAGGAGGAGGCGTCACTGATGGCCCTTAGGGATGCTTTTGCCCAGCGCGGGCTTGAGGCTTATGCCCGTCGGCTGGCGCCACCTGAATCAGGTGGCCTCAAACTTCGTTGGCATGCCAAGGTCGCCGTCTTCCTGAGCAGCACGCGTCCGGTGCTGGCCGTCGTGGGGAGCAGCAACCTTACCAACCCCAGTATGTACGGCAATAGCGAGCGGAGATTCACTGCCTCGCCCGGCCCCATTCATGTAGAGGCGGATAGCTTCTATTGGCTGCGCAGCCACACGGACGCCGCTCAAACCATGCACGACGTCTTCCACTATTGGGGAGGCGGCCGACTGGCCTCGCAAATTACGTTCGATCACGAGAAGTTCGACACCGAGATCGAGAAACTCATCGAATCGCTGTATAGCGACCTGCTTGCGTATTCTTGGCGCGACCTCTGAGTCGCTGTCCGGCGCCTGTTGGGTGCTTGGCATCAAACGGCCGCATTCGTCCGCTGCTGGCCCGACCTGTGTCATTGGGGTGGGTCCGCCAGCCGCTCTTTGCCGCGAGCATGACGGACCGCTCATGGCCGAACTTGGCCCTTATCCCTCCTGGCGGCCATCTTTTTTACCCAACACCTTAACGACCCCATCAGCCCGGTTCTGCCCGTGAGCAGACCGGGTTTTTTGCGTCTGGACAGCGCAGATTCGATTTGTATAACGACTTTGACGAATCTGAGTAACGGTCTGAGTAATCCCGTTCGAGACGATACGGACATCGGTTGCAGCGCTGGCGCAAGCCCCCCGCAACCGGTGTGTATCCACTCTTGAACGGAAGATTCCATGTCGTCTGAACAGACCCTCGACGCCTCCGGGCGTCCCCATCTGACCCAGCGGGACCTCGCCATCCGCTGGGGCAAGGCCGAAGCCACCATCGCGCGCTACCGCTCGGATGGTCGCGGCCCGCGATTCCTCAAAATCGGCGGCACCGTGCTTTACCGCCAGGAAGACATCGAACGGTTCGAGCGGGAGAGCCTGTATGGCAGCCCGAGCAGCCGATGCTCGGAAACCGAGAGCGACACCACCATGCCCCGTCACGCCGAGGGCTCGCAAGGAGTCGCAGTATGAACCTCGTTGCACTCCAACACGCCATGCACCTTCCCCCGGCGCACTACGCCGAGGCGCCGCTGGACACGTACCGTCAGTTCATCGCCCAAGTCGAGCAACTGCACGCGTTCACCAAGGAGGTGCGCGCATTCGCCGATCAGATCAATGAACTGCGCTATGCCGACCTGGCTCGCCAAGCCATTCTGGCAACCGGCCGCGACCACGGCACGGTCCGCATTGACGACCACGGCCAGACCGTGAAGTGCGAACTGGTGAACAACGTGGTGTGGGATCAGGCCAAGCTGAGGCAGCTGGCGTGCAATATCGCCGCCTCGGGCGACATCCCCGAGCAGTACATGACCATCACCTACAAGGTGTCGGAGAACAAATACAAAAATTGGTCCGACGTCTTCCGCAAGCAGTTTGAGGCGGCTCGTACCGTGCGCCCCGGCAAGTCCACCTTCACGCTGGAGCAGCCGCAAGTCGTGCTCGCCGGTCAGGGGGCATGGCAATGACGCTGCCCATCATCAGCGCAGACCAGCGCCTGTCCGAGCTCCGCTGCGCCAAGATCGTCCTCGTCGGCATTCCCGGCGCGGGCAAGACCAGCCAGCTCAAGACGCTGCCCGATGACAGCACCCTCTTTGTCGATCTAGAGGCGGGCGACCTGGCGGTGCTGGACTGGTACGGCGACACGCTGCGCCCGCGCTCGTGGCCCGAGTTCCGCGACCTGGTTGTGTTCCTGGCCGGCCCCAATCCGGCCGCCAGCCCCGACCAGCCGTACTCGCAGGCGCACTTCGACGCGGTGTGCAAGCGCTATGGCGACCCGAGGCAGTTGGACAAGTACAGCACGTACTTCGTGGACTCGATCACCGTGCTGTCCCGGTTGTGCCTGGCCTGGGCCAGGACGCAACCGCAGGCGTTCTCCGAGCGCACCGGCAAGCCGGACACGCGGGGCGCCTACGGCCTGCTCGGTACCGAGATGATCGCGGCGCTGACGCACCTGCAACACGTGCGCGACAAGCACGTCGTGTTCGTGGCGATTCTGGAAGAGAAGGTCGATGAGTTCAACCGGCGATTTTTCGCGATCCAGCTCGAGGGCAGCAAGACCGCGCTGGAGTTGCCCGGTGTCATCGATGAGGTGATCACGCTGGCGCTGCTGCGCCCCGACGTACCGGCGGAAGGGGAGGCGGCTGCCGCGCCCGCAGAGCCGTTCCGCGCGTTCGTCACCCATACCGACAACGCCTGGGGCTACCCGGCCAAGGACCGCTCCGGCCGGCTGGACGCCCTGGAGGAGCCGCACCTGGGCAAGTTGATCGCCAAGACCGCGGCGCCGCGCAAGCCCGTGCCGCTGGCCGGCGCCACGACGCAACCGAATTTTTCCTGAATCCTGAGAACTAGACCATGACGTTTTGGAACGATTTCAACGACGCCGGCCGGCAGGTTGGTTTTGACCTGATCCCCAAGGGCACGCTGCTCAAGATCCGCATGACGATCCGTCAGGGCGGCTTCGATGATCCGTCCCGCGGCTGGACGGGTGGCTGGGCCACCGAATCCGAGCACACCGGCAGTGTGTATCTCGCTGCCGAATTCGTGGTCCTCGAAGGGCCGTACGCCAAGCGCAAGCTGTGGTCGATGATCGGTCTGCATTCGCCCAAGGGGGACGAGTGGGCCAACATGGGGCGTGCGTTCGTGCGCGCAGCGCTGAACTCCGCGCGTGGCGTGCACCCAGACGACAACACCGAACCCGCCCAGCTCTCCCGACGTATTCGCGATTTCGGTGAGCTTCACTGCATGGAATTCATCGGCCGTGTCGACATCGAGCTCGACAGCCGGGGCGACGCCCGCAACGTGATCCGGCAGGCGGTGGAGCCGAACCACAAAGACTACGCGGCGCTCATGGCCGGCAACGCGCCGCCGGCGAACGCCGCCAATGCCGGTGTCGGCCGCGCACACGCGCCTGCCGCGTCGGCACCGGCACGTGCCGCCCAACCCCGGCCGGCGGCCGGTTTCACGCGCCCGGCGTGGGCGCAGTGAGGAGGGACCGTGCAATGCTGGGTTTGTCGCCAACAAGCACGTGGCTACCGGCACTCGGACCTGCGCTTCCGCGTGGGCGATCCGCGTCGCCATCCGCCCGACTGGGCCTTCTGCTCGCGCCGCTGCCAGGACGCCTTTCACGCGATGTACGGGGCTTGGCGCGAGACCGAGCCGCCATTGTCCGAATCACTCACAAGGGAGGCGCACATGCCTGAAACCACTGCACAGCAGCGTGCTGCGATGCGCCGATGCCTGCGGCCGTTCGGGCAGGTAGCGGGCGAGATCGGCTTCGACAAGCCGCTGGCCCACTACGCCGAGGAGGAAGCCATGCAGGTGATCGGGGCCATCGTGTCCGCGTACACGGAGGCGATGGCGCTTAACGCGCCGCGTGCCCAGGCCGCCTCCATGGGGCAGCGGCGTTCCGTAGGACTGTCGGCGGATGCGTTCGCCGACTTGGAAGATGACATTCCGTGGTAACCGAGATGCTGGATTTCAATCATCGCAATCCCCGCCCTAAAACCCGCAGCACCATCGATCCGCGCCGCACCAAGCGGGCCGCGAGGCCGCGCCCGCTGGTGACCATGCGCGCGGTCGAAAAGCTGCTGCTGCGCCACGTCCATGCGCCGGCCACTGGGCTCATGCCCGAGCAACGCCTGATCGTGGCGGTGCTCTGTCAGGCCATCGCCGACGCGCGTTATGGGGAGAGCCAGTCCGTGCAGGACGACGCAGAGCGCTTCCTGCGCAGCAACGATCTCGCACAGGTGGCCGGACTGATCGATCTCACCTCCGCGTTCGTTCGCGAGGTGGCGGTCAAGACCGGCTATCTCCTGGCGGCCCCTGACGAACTGGAAGAGCGGAGCGCCCATGCTCGACTTCAATGACAGCCCGCCGCAAGGCCGGGAGGTCGCACGCCCTGTATCCGCGGAGGCGGAGCGGGACCGCATCCGGGGCTTGCTGCTCGACCGGCTGGACTCGGTGCTGGCCATCCTGTTTCCAGCCGGCAAGAAGCGGCGAAACAAGTTCGTGATCGGCGACATCCAGGGCAATCCGGGCGACAGCCTGGAAATCGTGCTCGACGGCGAGAAGGCCGGCCTGTGGACGGATCGCGCCACGGGTGATGGCGGGGATGTGTTCGCAGTGATCGCGGGCACCCTGGGTGTCGACGTGCACGCGGAATTCCCGAAGGTGCTGGCGCGCGCTGCCGACCTGCTCGGTCTCGTCAGCACGCAGCCGGTGCGGCGCAAGCGGAAGGCGCCGCCAACGGACGACCTCGGTCCGGAGACGGCCAAGTGGGACTATCTGGACGCAGCCGGCAGGCTGATCGGGGTGGTGTACCGCTACGACCCGCCCGGCCGGGGCAAGGAATTCCGGCCGTGGGACGCCAAGCGCCGCAAGATGGCGCCGCCCGAGCCGCGCCCGCTGTACAACCAGCCGGGCCTGGCGACCGCCACGCAGGTCGTGCTGGTCGAGGGCGAGAAATGCGCCCAGGCCCTGATCGACGCCGGCATTGTCGCCACCACGGCCATGCACGGGGCGAACGCGCCGGTTGAGAAAACCGACTGGTCGCCTCTGGCCGGCAAGGCCGTGCTGATCTGGCCCGACCGGGACAAACCGGGCTGGGAGTATGCCGACCGGGCGTCGCAGGCGATCCTGCAGACGGGTGCCCTGTCGGTGGCCATCCTGCTGCCGCCGGACGACAAGCCGGAGGGCTGGGACGCAGCGGACGCGATCGAAGATGGGTTCGACGTCGGCGGCTACCTGGCCGCCGGCGCGCGGGTGCCCGTGGTGCCGGAGGTGGACGACACCGTGTCGGCGGACGTGCTGGAGGGCGTGGACTGGGAAACCGAGGACGGGCTGGCCACGGCCTTCACGCGCCGCTATGGCGACGACTGGCGCTACTGCTCCCTGTGGGGTAAGTGGCTGGTGTGGACCGGCGTGCGGTGGAATCCCGATCAGCTGCTCTACGTTACCCACCTGTCGCGCGGTATCTGCCGGGCGGCCGCGCTCAAGGCGGAAACGCCGCGGCAAAAGGCCAAGCTGGCGAGCTCGTCGACCATCGCCTCGGTCGAGAAGATCGCCCGTTCGGACCCCAAGCACGCGGCCACTGCCGACGAGTGGGATGCGGATGTGTGGGCGCTCAACACCCCCGGCGGCGTGGTCGATCTGCGCACGGGCAACCTGCGAGCGCATCGGCGCGAGGACCGGATGACGAAGGTGACGACGGCGACCCCGCGCGGGCGCAGCGGCGCAGGCTGCCCGGCTTGGCTGGCGTTCATCTCCGACATCACCGGCGGCAACACGGAGCTGGCGGCTTACCTGCAGCGGGTGGTCGGCTACTGCCTGACCGGGGTGACCAGCGAACACGCGCTGTTCTTCCTGTACGGCACCGGCGCCAATGGCAAGTCGGTCTTCCTGAACGTGCTGGCCACGATCTTGGGGGACTACGCGGCCAATGCGCCGATGGACACCTTCATGGAGGCGCGCGGCGACCGCCATCCGACCGAGTTGGCTGGCCTGCGCGGGGCACGCCTGGTGTCGTCCATCGAGACGGAGCAGGGACGGCGCTGGAACGAGTCGAAGGTCAAGGCCATCACCGGCGGCGACAAGGTGTCCGCACGCTTTATGCGCCAGGACTTCTTCGACTACCTGCCGCAGTTCAAGTTGGCGGTGGCCGGCAACCACAAGCCGTCGATCCGCAATGTGGACGAGGCGATGAAGCGACGCCTGCACCTGATTCCGTTCACGGTGACGGTGCCACCCGAACGCCGAGATGGCCGGCTCACGGAGAAGCTGCTCAAGGAGCGCGACGGGATCCTGGCCTGGGCCATCGAGGGATGCCTCGCGTGGCAGCGCCAGCGTCTGGATCCGCCTGCCTGCGTGCTGTCGGCCACCGAGGAGTACTTCGATGAGGAGGACGCTATCGGCGACTTCCTCGATGAGGAGGCGCAGTGTCATCCGCACGCGCGTGTCGCCGTGGCGGACGTGTTCCTGCGCTGGCAGGAGTGGGCGGGCCGGCGCGGCGAGTACGTGGGGACCAGTCGGTGGCTGGCGCAGCAACTCGCCAACCGTGGGTTCGAGCGCACGCGCTTGCACGGCGGGGTGAAGGCGCTTGCCGGAGTTTCTCTCAAGCCGAAGGACTACGGCAACCGTATGCCGTACCGCGACGACTGATCACGGTGACCGAGGGAGACTCGCTCAAGGAATGATCTCTTTACGTGCGTATACGCGTACACGTAAGGATTAATCCGGAGAGCAGTCACCTTTGGTCACCATGTGCAACACGACACAAAGATGACAACGACTATTCTCGCCCTTGACCTGGGCACCAAGACCAACTGGGCATTGCAGTATCTGGATGGCCGAGACGCGGGAGGTGGGACATGAAGATCCCTACACCGTCCTATCGTTCCGCACTGGCCCGCACGCAACCTGAGGTCACGGATCTCGAAACGTTCAAGCGACAAGGTTGGCGGGACCAGCGCATCCTCGTGGTGAACGAGACCGACGAGCGCCTGGACTTCATCGAGCGCGAATTCATCCGCCGCATCGGTGAGAGGCTATACGGAGGAGGCCAGCGCCATGACCGGTAGCTCGGAAGCCTGGACACCCGATTCGGTGGCCGCGCGTTTCGAGGAGGCAGCGCGTACCGGGCGCACCCTTCCTCCCGTCCGAGTACAGGGCTACTTCCGTGTCTGGCCGCACATCGTGCGCGAGCAATGGGAGCGCCTGGCAGCGGACGACCAGCCGCGTCACTACTATCCGCCCAGTCCCGCGGCCATCGATCGGATGCTGGAGACGATGCGGTGGGTGCAGTGGCTGGACGTGGACCACCGGCACCTCGTCTGGATGCGTGCGCAAGGCGACGAATGGCGGTACATCGCCAAGCGCTACGCGTGCTGTGTCAAGACGGCGCAACGGCGCTGGCAACGTGCGGTGCAGACGGTGGTCGACCGGCTCAATGGAGGCGAGCACGTGGACCGTGAGTGAAATTGAGCAATATTGGCAACGCCTGCGGAGAATTGCGGGCCTTTGCTATCGGTTGACAAGCCAACGCAAAAAGGGGGGTGTCGCATCTCCACCGAAAAGCGGTACATTTACGCCTATCGTGACGACATAAGCGCCGGGGCCGCGAGGCCCCCCAGGGGGCGAAGGGGTCCTTCCTTCCTAAAGCGCAATACGGGAGGGACAAGCGCAACGCTTGCCCACCGTCAGGGTGCGAACCCAGGTTCGCACGGTGCGCACCGCCGACCACAACGAACCGGCCATTCCCTTCAGACCCGCGCCAGCACTGTGTTTGCGCGGGTCTTGTGCTTTTGACCTGCCCCGCTGAGGTTCGCACCCCACTCAGGTCAGGTTCGCACCAATCAGCCGTGGACCGTTGATGGTCCGCCCCGGCGCTGCTTGCTTTGTTATCAAATCTTAATTTGCGCCAAGCAAGGCCATGCGCTGCCCGATGCCGGGTCAAAAAGGCACGAAAGTGCCCTTGTGCGCGTTTTCCCCAATATGTAAGCTGCGCAGCCATAAAAGGGGAGTAATTATTAAATGGGTGCGCCAGCCCCATGGTCAGGCCATTTTTACGCGAACTGAATATCTGAATTCTGTTTTGCGAATATTAACCCGGTCTTTTCACTGCTTCCCTCTGAATCCATGTATGCAGCCGCGCCTATCCTGACCGCGGCTGTTTCCGTTTGTTTACCAGTCTTCCGAAAGGTGAATCCGACGTGCAGCAAATCGACTTGCAAAGAGCGCTCACCCAGAACCGCCGCGCCATGCGCCTGGATTTCGGCCACACCGCGAACGCTGCCGCTCAAACGCTGGTGCCGCAATACGCCGATATCCGCCAAGGCCTCTGCGCCGGCCTTCAGGCCCAGGTGATCTGCCTGTCGGAGCATCCTGATTTGCCGCAGCAGGATCTGCTCGGCGTGCCCGTGTCAATCCAACTGGCGACGGACGAGGGCGTGCTGTACCCGATCAACGGGGTCATCACGGACATACAGTCCGGCCAGTCCGATGGCACGCTCACGAGTTACCGGCTCATGGTCGGTGACGCCATGTCCCTGATGCGCGGGCGCCGGAACATGCGCACCTTCATCGGCAAGAGCGTGCCCGAGATTCTGGAAACGATGCTGGGCGAGTGGCAACAGCGCAGTGCCGCCATGGACCGGGTATTCGATTTCGAGCTGTTGCTCGACCGTGGACGCTACCCAAAGCGTGCGCAGACGCTCCAGCTGGACGAGTCGGACCACGGCTTTCTCGATCGCCTGACGCGGCACGACGGCATCTGGTGTTTCGTCAAGGCCGGCACGCGCGACGGCTCCGCCAGCAACGCGCCCGTGCACACACTGGTGTTCTGCGACGATCCGATGCGGCTGCCGCGATCGGCGGTAGGCACGGTGCCCTACCATTACGGCACCGCCGTCAAGGCGCGCGATTCGATCACCCGCTGGAGCGAGGCGCGCAGCTTGATTCCCGGCGCCATCCGGGGCACGAGCCCCGATCACGAAACCGGCAAGGTGGATCGGGTCGAAGTCGATACGATGCTCGATCAGGGCAAAGCCGGCAACGACCTCGCGCGCCTAATGACGGATGCGGCCGTCGACCGGCCGCGCGCGGGCGATTCGCGCGAGGACTACCAGCGCGTGGGCAAGCTGCGCATGCAGGCCCACGAGCGCCGCGCCGCGCGCGTGCATGCGGCCAGCGACGTGCGCAACCTCACGCCCGGTTTCTGGTTCACATTGCGAGGCCATCGGCAGGTGGACCGGCGCGAGCCCAGGCAGCGCGAGTTCGTGGTCACCGGCCAGCACCAGCGGGTCATGAACAACGTTCCCAAGGCGTTGGGCGAGCAGGCGCGGGCGCTGGCCGAGGCCAGCGGCTGGCACATCGAGATGCGCTCAGATGGCGACGAGGCCGAGGTGCGCTATGAGAACACCTTCACCTGCGTGCTGCGCGGTGTGCCACTGACCCCGGACTACGACTCCCGCATCGACTTGCCGCGTACCGAGCCGATGAGCGCTGTGGTCGTCGGCCCGCAAGGCGAGGACGTGCACTGCGATGCGATGGGCCGCTACAAGCTGCAATTCGTCGGGCTGCACGCCGAAGACCACGCACACGCGCAAGGCGCCGGCACCAGCGGCACCGATCGGGACAGCGCCTGGGTGCGGGCGGGCAACCTCTGGGCGGGGCCGCAGTACGGCATCAACCTGCCGTTGCGCGCGGGGATGGAAGTGCTCGTGGCCTTCGCCAACGGCGACCCCGACCGGCCGTATATCACGGCCGTCTTGCCGGGGTGGAACAACATACCGGCCACGTTCAGCAACACGGGTTCGCTGCCTGGCAACCGGTACGTGTCCGGGATCAAGACCCAGGAGATCAAAGGCCCGGGCCACAACCAGCTCCGCTTGGACGACACCTCCGGCCAGATCAGCGGCCAGCTCGCCAGCACGCACGCTCACAGCCAACTCAATCTCGGCTACCTCACCCACCCGCGCGAAGAAGGCCAGGGCACGCCACGCGGCGAAGGGCTGGAGGCGCGCAGCGATGCCCACGTGGCCGTGCGCAGCGGCATGGCGATGCTGCTCTCAGCGTGGCAGCGCCTGAAGGCCAGCGGCGAGCAACTGGAGCGCGCGGAATATCTGCAATTGATGCAGGACAGCCTGGACCTGTTCAAGAGCCTGGGCGACTACGCTGAACAGCATCAGGGTGTTGCGATGGACACGCAGCCGCAGGACGCGCTGGCCGCCACCATCAAGGGCTGGCCCGACCAGCCGGGGGAGGCCAAGGACGACCCCGCCGCGCAGGCTGCCATCGGCATCACCGCGCCGACCGGCATCAGCATGGCGACGCCCAAGGCCGTGGTGACCTATGCCGGCAGCAACGTCGATACCGTCGCACAGAAGCATGTGCAGATCACCAGCGGCGAGCGCACCAACCTGCATGCGGGCGGCGGCCTGTCGCTCTTTGCGCATCAGGACGGCATCTCGGCCATTGCCAACCAGGGCAAGCTGCGCCTGCAGAGCCAGGCCGACGACACGCTGATCGACTCGGCCAAGAACATCCACTGGACAGCCGTGGACGGCAAGCTCGTGGGCGTCGCCAAAGAGATTGTGTTCATGACGCCGGAAGGGGCCTATCTGAAGCTGCACGGCGACACCGTCGAGGTGGGCGGGAATGGTCCGTTCGTTTCCAAGAATGCCGGTCACCAATGGGAGGGCCCGGCGAGCATGAGCGCGGACCTGCCCAAGTTCGACCACGGCGCGGTGGGGCGCGTGCCCAAGCTGGTGCGCGCGAGCGACAAGAACCCTGTGACCAATTACCAAGGGGAAGCCCGTCAAGCCACCGGAGGCGCTTCGCCGGGGCAGACCGATGCCACCGGCGAACTTGCTCCCGTCAAGAGCGGCCGGCTCGAACAACTGGTCGTCAATTTCTTCAAGAAACGTAGCTAAATCACAACCGACAACCATGACGGACTCCACCGCCGATGGGCCGCGCATCCTCGTGGGCACCGCAACAGGTCTGACCCTGTTCGACCATCGCGAACTGATTTGCGTCAAGCAGATGCCCCAGCCGGGCATTGTCATCTTCGTGCACGGCGTCAACTCTGACGGCGAATGGTTCACCGCCGCCGAGGAAGGCTTGTGCAAGGGCCTGAACCAGCGCACCGCCCGCCTGGATGACCAACTGGCCTACAAGGACTGGCAATTCAAGCCAGTCCACTACATCGAGGGCCTGACGCCGGACGGGTTCCTCAATCCCAAGATGACTGCACGGACCTACGTCTTGCCCGATCCGTCCTATTCCCCGGCCATCCACTTCCGCTGGGGCTACAAGGCCAACAAGGAAGAGTTGAAAGCGTTCGGCGACAAGATTTTCCTGAACGAGCAGAACTATTGGGGCGGCGGTCCCTTCGCCAATGGCTGCACCGCGCTGCCGGACCTGTGGCATGAGGGGCTGGACACGCGCGCCTTCGGCTTCATCAGTCTGCAAGGCATGAACCCGACCAACCGCCCGCTCTACCGCACCCCGCCACGTTCCTACGGCGTGCTGGCCGCGCTGCGCCTGGCCAAGCTGATCGAGTCGATCCGCAAGAAGCAGGCGGACGTGCCCATCACGGTCGTGTGCCACAGCCAGGGCAACATGGTCGGCATCACCGCCGCCTTCCTGGGCGACCGCATGCCCGAGGTCAAGGACCCCTGGGGCAAGCGCGGGCGCTGCGTGGCCGATGCCTACGTGCTGGCGAACGCGCCCTACAGCCTGGAAGAGAACATCGGCATGGACAACTGGGCGCAGCGCGAAACGCAGGACAGCGCGGGGCGACGCGGACGCGAGACCTACAGCGCGCGCACGCGGACGCTCAAGGCTTTCTTCGACATCATTCGCAAGCGCGCCGATTGCGAGATGGACGCCGCCGAGATCGACGAGGAGATGGCGAACACGCGCAGCTCCGAGCGCGGCGGCAAGCCCTTCAACGCGGCGGACGACCGCAAGGCGCACGGACTGAACGGCAAGACCTGCGGTCGCGTGACGCTGTACAGCTGCCCGCACGATCAGGTGATTTCCGCGACCACGGTGCTGGGCATCGGCTGGCGCGGCATGAACGATGCCGAGGTGAAGGCGACTGGGGGCGAGGGTGTGTTCACGCAGCGCGTCTTCGCCTCGGGCTTCACGGTGGGCCAGTGGAATGGCGACAAGCCTCCTGTCTACGACACGTGGAAAGACGACTGGCGCTATGGCAAGGGCGAGACGTCGGGCTTCTGGTATCCGCGCTCGCCGACCGCAAAGTTCGGGCTGGTGCGCGCGCTGAGCGGCAATGAAACCGTGTGGGGCACGGTGGCGACCACGGCCGCTGCTCCGGTGCTGTATATCGTGACGTTCGCCACGTCTGCGCTGAACATGATGCGTGTCAACGCCGATCCGCCCGAGGGCTGGAAGGTGACGGCCGATGCGCCCAAGCTGGACCAGCCGTTCACGCCGCAGGCGATCCGCTACGGCAAGGTGGCCTCCGAGACCGATGGCAGCGCCCACAGTGATTTCAACGAAGGCAACGACCCGCAGTCGGCGGCGCGCAATGCCGACAAGGCGAACGCGGACAAGCGGACGGACGACCCTTATGACACCTACCAGGGCAAGCAGGCCGACATGGCCGCGCAGGGCAACCTGGGAACCGAGGCCGCGCAGCGCTACGAGGACCACGCCATCGTGCGCATGCGCGCGCGGCGTACCGGCAACCACGCCTGGGTGGACAAGGACGGCCGCGTCGTCGGCGAGGATGGTTCAGGCGAAATGCCCGAGGGCTACAAGAGGTGGCAGACGAAGCAGGTGGTGGAGATTCTGGACAGCGGCAAGAACAACAACCCGTCGAACCACTCGACCATCATGACCAACCCGATGCATGCGGAGAAGGCGCTCGCTTATGACGTGGCGATTGGGGTGAATTACCTGACGCTAGAGGAGATGAACGCGTTGCGTATTGAAGCCGATTGGCGGTTCGGGGAGGGATTGGATAAAAACCACCCGAACAAAATATATGCGCAATATTTTGAAGATGGATCGCTCGGCGAGAACTACGATCCGTTGCATGTCTGGGTTAAGAAGGACAAGGAGGCCCAAATGCCACCGGGCATCGTGGACGAGCGGGAGGGCGGTGTGCATCTGGTGCTGGGGGCGGTGGCATGAGGGTCTTGATGGCAACGTGGCCGCGCCGGCTGTGTCTGGCGCTGGGTATTCTGGTGTTATCGGCGGGGTTGATGCTGGCGTGGATGATGCATGACGCGCAGATGACGCCTCGCATTTACAGCGATGAGGAATTGATGAAGCGACTGGTAATCATACCGGCCCTGCTGGCCGGCATCGTGTTTTTGCTCGGCACGGCGCTGATGCAGCGGTCGGCGCAAGCGGCCACGCCCAAAGTGGAAGCCGTGCCCGCTGCAACGCAACCGGCCAAGCCCTTCATGGCGCAGGTGGTGGGCCTCGAATGGCTGAACCCGCTGCAACGGCGCGACTACCCGACCGAGTGGCAATTGCTGTGGACGTTGGGGTTGGTGAAGCCCAACAAGAATGACGACATGGTCCGCACGGACCCCAAGAGCTTTATAACCCTGCAACTTGTTGCTGACGTTGCATTCGGCAATTGGGGAAAGGAAACCTTCGACGGCTATTACGAGAAATACGTAAGCAAGCTGATGGTGCTGCTTGCGGATCGCTACGCGATGAACTCGAAGTATTTCTATACGGTGGCTTCGGAGAATCGCAAGGCATGGCGGGAACTGGCTGGCATCCACGTGGAATTGGCTGTCCCGGCGGGACGGCTTGATCCTGTAGAGACCGAGACATATCTGCGAAAGAAGATGATTGGCGCGTTCAGCATTGGCAATGAAAATTTCAAAAGCCTGTGGAGCCGCGACACGCCGCCCGATGTGCGCATCATCCAGGGCGGTGCGAACGCCGGTTTCACCTCCCTCAACGCCGCACTCGACTACCTGCAAGCCCACCCGCAGGAAAGCGTGTGGGTGATGAACTGGGACGCGCCCGACTTCCCGTCGAAGGAAGCGAAGATCAACGAAAACCTCACCGTGCTGTTCCTCGCAGGCCCGGACCTGAAGACCGAGCGCGACCCGCTGGCCTGGATTGGCCGCGCCGCCACCGGCAACATCAACGACTACGAACGCAAGGCCGGCACCACCCGCTTGATCCAGGCGTGGAAAGCCACCATCGAGGCCGCCGCGAAGAACGCGGGCCACGGCATCGAGGACATTCACTACACCATCCACGACGCGGGCAAGGGTTCGGATGCCGCATCGGAACGCCTTGCCGGCCTGAGCCGCACCCTCACCGAAACGATGCTGGAGTTCGACTACCAGAAGCAGACCTTCAACACGGCGGGCCTGCTGGGCGACATGGGCGCGGGCTCGGCGCTGACCAACGTGGCCTTGGCGATTGCCCGCGCCAACCACCTGGGCGGCAGCGTGCTGGTGGCCGGCACGACCGATCCCGAGCACCCCACCGCCGTGGTGGTGGCCCCGCCGTCCAAGCTCACACCCATCGACCCGGACAAGGACTGGTTCCGCGCCCGTGGCGAGAACAACGCGTACTTGCCGTGGTGGGGCCATCGCCATGGCGAAAGCTACGGCACCGTGCAGGGCTATTCCTGGTAATGGGCGCGATGCGCGGAATCATTCGAGTGGGCGACGCCACCAGCCACGGCGGCCGCGTGGAATCTGGCGCTCCGGCCAGTACCGTGATGGGCCGCGCCGTGGCCCGCAAGGGCGACCGGTGCTCTTGCCCCGTTCAGGGCCATCAGGACTGCACGATCGCGGAGGGCGATGCGGCGTTCATCGTCGCCGGCCAGCCCGCCGCGTTCGACGGGCACACGACCACGTGCGGGGCGGTGCTGATTTCGAGTGCGCCGGCCTCAGGTAAATCTTGACTCATGCCATCACTTCAGAACTCTTCTGCCTCCCTTCCGCCCGAAACGCAGTCTGGCGAAGCTGATTCACTCATCGCTGAGTTTGTGAAGAAACTCACCGAGTCACGCCGCCCCCGTGTGGTCGATCCGGTCACGGGGGCGGTGTCCGAAGAGCCCGTCGTGATTGACGGGCCGGGCAGCTTTGAATGCCGGGAGGGTGCGCACATTGTGGTCGAGAACGGTTCCAGGGAAAGCACGGAAGCCTTGGTCGGTATCGTGCTGAGCAGTTCGCTGGCCCTCGGAGGAAAACCTGTTCGCTGCTCCGGTGTCGTCCCCGGCGTCACCATGTCGGCTTCCACTGGACTGTTCAAGCTGCACGACGGGGAGACATGGGACGGTGTGCTCGATGGGATGTGGAAGGCGATTCGTCCCAAGCTGGTCGATTGGCTGACCATGCCTTCGCCCTCGGCGGGCTTGACCATCGGGCTCAACTTCGGGGTCGAGTTCGAATTTGGCTGGGATGGTCCATATCGGATCGACGAGGGTGCCATGCAGATCGATGTCCGGCACGATCCTGCTTTTGCTGCCGCTTACTACAGGAGGCGCAGGCAGTACCCGCTGGTCGAGCGGGCGGCAACCCCAGAGGAGGTCAGTCAAGCCCATGCGGCTACGATCAGCCGTCTGCTGATCGACGCGCTTGAGAAATGCCGGCGAACCTGGGAGCCGTTGTACGCGCGTTTGCCTGTGCCGATTCGGTACCGGGTGACAGGCGCGCTCCCCGCGTGGCAAACACTCTGGCAGCAGATGGATGGACCGTCTCGGGAGAGCCTGATGACGGCGTTGAAAACGCAGCCGATCCCCGAGCTGGTTCGCCAGTTCGCTGATTCCGTGGTCAGTGCCCTGCCACAGGTGCAGTCGGCCTGGCCGCCGGGCGAACTCAGGCTGGTCGCATCGCAAAGTGCCGTCTGGCAAGCCTTCGAGGTCCGCAACGGTGTCTTCTACGAACCCACGCCAGCGTTGCACCGCTTGCTTGATGCATCGTTCGTCGCCGATGACGTCCCGGTCGGTATGCTGAAGCTGCCCGCCGAGACGCTTTGCATCATCCCCGAGCCGTCGAGTTGGAACCGCCCGAACGGAATCGAAGTGATCGCCCTTTTCAAGGGAGAGCAGTCGATCAGTTTCGCAACATGGTCGCACCCCGCAGACGAGGGCGAGGAGGCGGTCGCTGATCTGTTGAATCTGTCGTTAAGTGCTCCGGACAAGACGATTCAGGCACTCCTGGAAGACGTCTTTCGTGCGTCAACATCGGGCGATGAGAATCTCATGCAACATTGGCGGGGTGCACTGGACTACGCGATCAAGATGCTGCTGTATCTGACCGTGCGGGAGGCGCACGTCGTGCATGACCGTGCCTATACCGATGCCCCGAGGAACTTCAGCGGGCTGGGTAAGCGCAAGCGGGCAGAACGGCTGGCTGAGATCGGGCAGTTGTACGACCGGCATATTGTCGGGCCGGCCATTCTGGATGCCGGGCTGACTCACGGTCTGCCCGCTGACGATGGGCATCGTGAGGTGCGAGGCCACTGGCGGCGCCCGCACTTCAAGATGCAGCCGCACGGGCCGAATGCGTCGCTGCGCAAGCTGGTGTTCATCGGGCCGACGATTGTGCGGCCGGATCGGCTGGGGTTGTAATGCTGCGGTGATCACTCGTTGCACCGCCTATCCCCGTGCAGCGCGTTCACCTTGACTCTATTCCGGGGTTCCCCAAGACTGTCACCGTCATCGAACAACGGTGACCGGGAGTGGTAACCCGAGCAACGCACGGCGACCGGTGGCCGCAGCCTATCCGCAGCACGTCTGCACGCTTACAATAAGCGCCGCGGGCCGGGCGGGGCAGCCTTCGGGCTGGCCGGTTTCTACGTTTCCGGTTTGTCACCCCCGCCGTCTGGCCCGCCCCTTATGTGACAATGAGCGGCGGGCCTTCACCAAACGTAGAGGTCCCTATGCCTGATGCCCTTGCTCGTCCTGAGCAACCAGCTTTCCCCATCAGCTTCTCCACCACCATTCGCCTGCGCGTCCCGAGCCTTGTATGTTGTGGCGCCGGCCGAGCTCTTCCTGCCCCCGTTGAGCAAACGGAGGCGATGCATGCGTGAACAGACACAGTCCCCGCAGATGCTTGCGTTTGCCCGGCAACACCAACTGATCGCCCAACTTGCGGCACAAGCAGGACGGATCGGTAAGCGTGCCAAACCGCCAGTCGCTGCGACAGTGCGTCAGCTTGATACGGTGAGCGAGCAGATTCACGCAATGACCGAAGACACGTGCGCACGCTTGCTGAATGTCAGCACCGGCCTCGTCGGCATCTTGCAGTTGCTTGAGGTATGGAGCGATCGGGCTTGGGAATGTCGATGCCTGCACTGCCTGCTGGCGCCGCTCAAGCGCGAACTGGATGGCGCATTGAATGATGTGCAGGGGATGCTGTAGGCCAGTGGGTTGGTAGCATCCTCTTGTGGCCGGGGCAGACACCGGCCACGCCCCAGCTTATTCCAGGTGACCGATGACTTCGAGTCGTTGGTCACCGCGCTCGAAGACACCAGCCCAGGCATCGCGTTTGCCGAGGAAGATCTGGTGGATGGCCAGCGAGAAGCCATCGCAGCCGGTCGCTCTGCTGGTCACGAAATCGTCAGTGTGGAACCCCGCTTCGCGCACCAGGGTGGCGGCAACCGAGCGCATCGCGTATTCGAAAAGATCGAGCAGTCGCTCCTGCAGGGCGGCGTCCACATAGCTGGACTGCACGTCGTCGATGACAGCTTGTTTGAATCGTTGGGACATGGTGTTCTCCTTTGGATTGGCGTCGTCAATCACGACAAGGAGCATGAACGCGCTGCTCGGGACACAAGCCAAGCGCTGTTTGCGGCTTGATGCGGGACCGCCGCCATCACAGTCGGTCCCGCGCGACGTCAGGCCGGTTGGTCGCTGTCCTCGGTTTTGATCCGGTAGACACGTTCGCCGTCGGCAGGCTTGTGAGAAGTGATGTTCAGCCCGAGTCGCTTCTTGACGGTCCCGGCAAACGCACCGCGCACCGTATGTGCAAGCCAGCCGGTTGCTTCGCAGATCTGCTTCACGGTCACACCTTCCGGCCGGCGCAGCATTGTGATCACCTTGGCCTGCTTGCTGTCCTCACGGGTGCGAGGCGCCTTGGTCGCAGCCGCTAGCGCCATCACGGCGACCTCGGCTGCCGGGTCTTCCGTCACCGGGGCAGGCGCAGGGCGTTTGCGCCCCAGGGCGTCGTAGCCCGCGTCCGCCATGAACCAGTCGTCACCGGAAGCCGTGATCAGGGCACGCTTGGCGAGCCCATCGAGCACCTTCTTGCGCGCGCCGCCCTTGATGTTGTCGGGGAACCATTCGATCTTGCCGCCGGTGTGCTGGATGGCGTAAGCGAGGATGGCGTACTGTGCCGGGGTCAGTTGTGGCGTCGTCATGTTTACTCCTTCGAGGTGGTTTGAACGTGTTGTGATGAACGCGCTGTTCGGCGGAGAAGCCAAGTGCTATTCGCTTTCGTGCTCACGGTCCGCCTGTGGACGCCCATCGCATCAAAATTCGTTTTCCAGCTCGAGTGTTCGGCTCGCTCCGTTATTGAGCGTTGACTTGAAACCTACGCTGCAGCCATTTGGTTGTCCCTTCAACAATGAGAGTCCTTTCTCGCTTCTCTTTCACTGCGCAACCCCGAGCGGACTCCGCTGAGCCCAAGAAGGCACCGGTGGCTGGCAGTCGCGGTGCTGCTGCTCGTCCGGCAGCCCTGGAAAAGTTGACTGCGTTTTCTAGGTCCAATGCTGCAAAGCAGGCGAACAGCTTCGTGCGATCTCCTCTTCCTCTCAGAGGAGATCGGTACAGCAGCGAGCCAGGAGTTCTCCCATCGGCAGGTCAATTCGACGCGCACATTTGGGATGAATTGCCCACGCAGATGGCACAGTGTGCGGTCGCACGTACCAGACAAGGCTTGGCTTTCCGTGCACGATTTGGGGCGGAATCCGCGCAGCACTATTCAGGCAGCTGTGTAGGCTTGTCAGCTGTATGGATTCGCCTCCACGAGGCGGCCCCGGCCACGCATGCCGTCAACCGGGTCAATACTGCCGGTTCCTTTGATGGGATGGCTCATGCTGAGGTCTATCAGCGTGCCTACGAAGCGAATCAGAGCGATATGCTGCAGGGGTGAGCTTCGAAGCGTTTTGGGAAATCAGACATGGCAAGACTTGACGCAATAGCGCAAGAGCAGCCAAGCCGGATTTTAGGCCTCACCATTGGCACCGAAGCGTATTCGCACAAAAGCGTCGGAAGCACTGCGCGTGTATTGACGGAGTTCGATGGGTATGGTTTGTTGGCTTTGCGGATGGCTGGTTCGCGGGGAGCTATTAACGGCCATGCTGCAGCACTGCATCGGCAACCAGGCAGCAGTCACATCACCTTTTTCGAGCCCAATCTCGGTGAATTCCACATTCCGTTGCACGACACCAAGGACTTTTTGCAAGCGTATGCGGGCATGCAAAAAAGTCTTGGGCAGCCTGTCTCCCAATTCGATCTGCTTCCAGTAGGCGTACACGGCTCGATCCACGACACGCCACTGCAGACGTTGGCTCATTCGCTGGTTTCATGATGGCAGGGTGCCACGGCAGTCCGCGTGCAGTTCTGTAGTGGCTTAGCCGCGGGTGGCATCTCGTTTGCCCCTTCCAAGGTGATTTGAAAGCCCTGTGCGGGCAGGGCGTCAAGCGCTTTGTGCTGGAGGTTGCCGGATTGGTTGTGCCGTCTGGGGCATCATGTCAGCTGAACGTGTTGTTCAGTAGAGAAGCCAAGCGCTATCCGCAAAAGAACCAACAAGATCCAGATGGGAATTTCGATTCGCGCCTATGCGCGGCATCGGGGCGTGTCCGATGCAGCCGTGCGCAAGGCCATCGCCGCCGGCCGCATCACGCCGGAAGCCGATGGCACCGTCGACCCGGACCGCGCCGACGCCGAATGGGCACGCAACGGCACACGTACCCGGCCCGTCAGGGTCGCCACGCCGCAGGAGGGTGGGTAGGCCACAGACGGACCGGTGTCGTCGCGTAAGCGTCCGAGAGTCGACGTCCTAGCCGCCGAGAGTGCAGGTTGACAGGATTGCGTCCGCAACCAGAATTGCGGACGCAATAATGACCATAGAAGATGACCTGAGTTACCTGCCCCTGAGGGTGGTCCGTGTTGGGGACACCGGTAAGCGCACCTTTGACGCGGAGGACAAGCGTCGGCTCATCGAGGCCTGCCGGCGGCCCGGGGCATCGCTCTCCGGGATGGCGCTCAAGGCTGGCGTCAACGCCAACCAGCTGTACAAATGGGTTCACGGACGTGGGCGCAAGCGTGGACAAGCGGACGAGGCTACTGCGCCGGACCGCGATGCAGATGTGCGGTCGGCGTTTGTGCCCGTGGTCGCAATAAGCGATGTTGCTGCACCGATCGGGGCCGTGCCTGAATCGGCCGCGAGCGCGCGACGCGAAGCAGCAAGTCCGGCACTGCCAGCTGCGGCGTTGGCTCGCCTGACGGCGCGGCTACCCAACGGGGTGACCGTCGCACTTGAATGCAGGGGGCAAGACGCGGGGCTGGTCAAGGCGATGATCGAAGCACTGGGGGCGAGGTGACGTTCCACTTCGACGAAGGGTTAAAGGTCTACCTGCACCGCGATGCGGTGGACTTCCGCAAATCGATCAACGGCCTGGCCGTGTTGGTCGAACAGGCGATGGGGCTCGATCCGTTCGCGGCTGCGGTGTACGTGTTCCGCAACCGGCGGGCCGATCGCATCAAGATCCTGGGCTGGGACCGCAACGGTTTCTGGCTGTTGTTCAAGCGCCTGGAGCAGGACCGGTTTGCCTGGCCACGCCAGGCGGCGGTGGCGACACTGAGCGTCGAGCAACTGCACTGGTTGCTCCAGGGCATCGACATCGAGGCGATGCAGCGGCATCCGCGGCGCGCGTATCATCGGGCGGCGTGAACGCCGCACCAGCAGCGGCGGTCTAATCTGCCATGCCGACCACCGTCACCATCACCGCCGAGGAATACGAAGCGCTGCGCAAGGAGATTGCGCGCACGAGCGGCGAGTTGCGTGTGGTGACGGTGGAGCGGGACCTCCTCAAGGAACAACTGAAGGCATTCCAGCGCCAGTTGTTTGCCGCCAAGAGCGAGGTACGTGGTTCTGAACAGAAGGATCTGTTCCTCAATGAGGCCGAGGCGCTGGCCGCCGGCACTGCTGCACCGGCTCAGGAAGAAGAAGGTACGCCAGCGATTGAGGTACCTGCACACACGCGTAAGAAGCGCGGGCGTAAGCCGCTTGATCCTGCGCTGCCGCGAGTCGAAGTCCGTCACGAGCTGCCCGAATCGGAGCGCGTCTGCCCGCACGACGGCCAGGCCCTGATCGAGATCGGCGTGGAGGTGAGCGAGCAGTTGGACATCGTGCCGCAGCAGATCCGAGTGATCCAGCACCAGCGCGTCAAATACGCTTGCCCGTGCTGTGACGGTAGCATCAAGACCACGCCAGCACCGGCGCGCGTCATCCCCAAGGGACTGTTGACAGAATCGGCGCTGGCCTGGTGCATCACAGCCAAGTACCAGGACGGCCTGCCGCTCTACCGCCAGGCGGCACTGCTGCACCGCTTCGGCGGCGACCTCTCGCGCAGCACATTGGCCGCCAGCGTGGTGCGGGTGGGTCAGGCCGTGCAACCGTTGATCAACCTGCTGCGCGATCACCTGCTTGATGCCGAGGTCGTGTATGGCGATGAAACTCCGGTTCAGGTCCTCAAGGAACCCGGGCGAGCGGCGCAGAGCAAGAGCTTCCTGTGGGCGCAGATGAATGGTTCGGGGCCACCCGTGCGGTTGTTCACCTACAGCCCGACACGTAGCGCGGCCCAGGCCGCAACTCTGTATGCCGGCATCCGATCGGGCTCAGCCCTGATGACCGACGGTTATGCGCCGTATGACGACATCGCCAACCGCTACGAACTCGTGCACCTCGGGTGCTGGGCGCACGCACGGCGTTACCTGATCGAGGCCGAAGAAGCGTTGCCAAAGGCCAAGCGCGCCGAGCATCCCGTGGCCGGGTTCATTGAGCGCATTGGCAAGCTGTTCGCCGTCGAGGCACAGACCGAGGACATGACAGCACAGCAGCGCCAGCAGGTCCGTGCCGAGCGAAGCCGGCCGGTGCTGGGCGAGCTTGAAGCGTTGCTCCTGCAGCACCTGCACACCGTGCTGCCACAAAGCCTGTTCGGCAAGGCCTTGCACTACCTCCACGGCCAGTGGCCCAAACTGACCCGTTACATCGAGAACGGCGCCTGGCCGATCTCGAACAACCCATGCGAGAACGCCATCCGGCCGTTCGTCGTCGGGCGCCGCAACTGGTTGTTCTGCGATACCGTGGCCGGCGCCAACGCTTCGGCCAACCTGTACTCGCTGGTGGAGACAGCCAAGGCCAGCGGCGTCGACCCGTACCAGTATCTCGTTGCTGCGCTCAAGCTCCTGCCAAAAGCGCAAACCGCTGACGACTACGAGGCCTTGCTGCCTTGGAATCTGACGTCGGCGCAGCATCACCAGCGGCACGCAGGATTTCAAGCCGAAGCGGTTTGAAGGCGGCGGCATGCGCTTCCTGCGCTTCAAGCGCTGGCTCAACGAGCTGAAGCTCTCCTGCAGCGATATCAACGTGGTGTATTTCGAGGAGGTGCGCCGGCACGCGGGCGTGGACGCCGCGCATATCTACGGCGGTCTGCTCGGACACCTGAGCGCTTGGTGCGAGCACCACAACATTCCGTACATCGGCGTTCCGGTCGGCACGATCAAGAAGCATGCGACCGGCAAGGGCAACGCCAGCAAAGACGAGATCATCGCGTCCGTCAGCAAGCGCGGCCATGAGCCAGTCGACGACAACGAAGCCGATGCCCTGGCAATCCTGTACTGGGCGGCCGAGACGCAGGAGGCGTGAGATGAAGATTCCCACACCGACCTACCGTTCCGCACTGGCCCGTACACAACCCGAGGTCACCGACCTCGAAGCATTCAAGCGGCAGGGCTGGCGGGAGCAGCGGATTCTCGTGGTCGCCGAATCCGACGAACGCCTGGACTTCCTCGAACGTGAGCTGGTGAGACGCATCGGTGAGCGGCTATACGGGGAGGGGGGCAAGCGCCGTGGCTGACTGGACCAAGGAAGACGTGGCGGCCCGCTTCGAGGACGCTGCCAACACGGGACGGCGCCTGCCGCCCATCCGCGTGCAGGGCTACATCAACACGTGGCCCGCCATCGTGCGGCGCGAGTGGGAAGCCTTCGCTGCGGACGAGAAGGTCTACCGGCCTTTCCCGCCCAGCCCCCAGGCCATCGACCGCATGCTGGAGGCGATGCGCTGGGTGCAGTGGCTGGAGGTCGAGCAGCGCCACCTCGTGTGGATGCGGGCCAAAGGCTACGGCTGGCGCGAGATCACGCTGCGCTTCGCCTGCGACCGGACGACGGCTTGGCGGCGCTGGCAACGGGCGCTGGAGGTCGTGGCAGGCAGGCTCAACGAGCCGACACATTGACGGAAAGGAGGGCGACGCTATACTAACAACTGTTAGTAATAGTTAGGAGGCATCATGCCTACCAGCGTCGCCCTCGGCAATCATTTCGAGACATTTATCCGCGACCAGGTGCAAAGCGGCCGGTTCAACAATGTGAGCGAGGTCGTGCGTGCCGGACTTCGCTTGCTCGAAGAGAGCGAGCAGCACCGTCAACTTCGTCTGGAAGCGTTGCGCGCCGAGATCGCTGCGGGCAAAGCGAGCGGTCCGGCCAAGCCGGCCGATGAGGTGTTTTCCCGTCTTGAGGCCAAGTACAGCGCACAAGCCAGGCGCAAGCAGAACTGATGCGTCTGGCCATTACCCCGCTTGCCGAGCAAGACCTGGAGTCCATCGCTGACTACATCGCACAAGACAACCCGGCACGTGCCGTCACATTCGTCCGTGATCTGCGGGAGCAATGCCAGCGCCTCGTGCTGAACCCGCCCGGCTATCGCTTGCGGCCGGAACTCGGGGACGACATCCGTTCATGCGCCTACGGTCGTTACGTGATTTTCTTTGTCGCCGCCTCGGATGAGGTGATCGTCATCCGCATCCTGCATGGCGCACGTGATCTGCCCGCCGTTTTTCATGCCGATGAGCCATAAGCACCCAAGCGATTCGCCGCAAAGGATCAGCGATATCGAACGGCTACGTGCGTTGTTGCGCCAGGGTGCCGCACCGCCTCCGACGACGCCTGTGGACGCGAATTATTTCGATGCGCTGCGTGAGCGCGTGGTCAAGTTCGCCAACCGTCCAAAGCAGAAAGCAACGTAGGGTAACGCTTCCCGCAAAAGTCCGGGATTTCCGGCATTTGTCCATTTTGCGATGGCGGAGCGGTGCAACAAATCGGGCGGTTTGGGGGTAGTATTCGATATACCGTCCGGATAGCAGCGCAGATTGCAAGGGGTGCCCCCGAGAAAAGGGGTCCTTCCTTCAGAAAGCGCAATACGGGAGGGACAAGCGCAAGGCTTGTCCACCGTCAGGGTGCGAACCTGGGTTCGCACGGTGCGCACCTCCGGCCGCAACGAACCGGCCATTCCCTCCAGACCCGAACTGGGACGTGCTGATGCGCGGCGTCTTCGGCAACGTGCCGATGGCGGGCGGCGGCCAGGTGCTCGTCAACCTCGGGCTGGTCCACCGCGACAGCGAGGTCGTCCCGTACTGGGATGCCTGGATCGCGTGGATGCGCACGCAGGGCTGGCGGCGGTTCGGCTGGTACGTGTGGGACCAGGGACCGGGCATGCCCGGCGACTGGCGTGGCCGGTTGGCACCATCCTTCGAATTCGTCTTCCACTTCAATCGTGAGGCTCGCCAGGCAAACAAGACCGTGCCTTGCAAGTACGCTGGCCAGGACGAGCACCTGCGCCCCGACGGCACGTCGACCTCGATGCGGGGCAAGGACGGCGTTCGCGGGAGTTGGACACACGAGGGCAAACTTACCCAGGACACCCGGATCCCGGATTCGGTGATCCGTGTGATGCGGCACAAGGGCAAGATCGGCCGCGACATCGACCACCCGGCGGTGTTCCCGGTCGCCCTGCCGCAATTCGTGATCGAGGCGTACTCGGATGCCGGTGACGTCGTGTTCGAACCCTTCGGCGGCAGCGGCACCACCATGCTGGCCGCCCAGCGGACCGGGCGTCAGTGCCGTAGCGTCGAGATCGCGCCCGAGTACGTGGACGTCGCGATCAAGCGCTTCCAGCAGAACTACCCCGAGGTGCCGGTGACGCTGCAGTCGACCGGGCAGCCTTTCGCGGCTGTTGCGGCAGAGCGTTTGGCGGACGAGGAGGTGGTGCAATGACGGCCTCCTGGCTCGCAGGCAAGATCGAGCACTGGCCGATCCAGAGGCTCGCCCCCTACGCCGCCAACGCTCGGACGCACTCAGACGAACAGATCACGCAGATCGCGGCCAGCATCGTGGAGTTCGGGTTCACCAATCCGATCCTGGCCGGCGGCGACGGGATCATCGTGGCGGGGCACGGGCGCCTCGCCGCTGCCATGAAGCTGGGCCTGCAGGTGGTGCCGGTGGTGGTGCTGGATCACCTGAGCCCCACGCAACGGCGGGCGCTGGTGATCGCGGACAACCGCATCGCCGAAAACGCGGGTTGGGATGAAGCCGTACTGCGTGCCGAGCTGGCCGCGCTCGACGCGGCGAACTTCGACCTGTCGTTGACGGGTTTCGATGCGGACGCGCTGGCCGATCTGATGGACGGGGAGGAGGGCGACGGCCAGGCGGAGGAGTTTGCACTGCCGGAGGTGCCCGAGGATCCGATCTCTCGCCCAGGCGACGTGTGGGTGTTGGGCAGGCATCGGCTGCTGTGCGGGGATGCGACCGTCGCGGAGAACTACGACAGGCTGTTGCAGGGCGAGCCGGCGGACATGGTGTTCATGGATCCCCCGTACAACGTGAACTACGCCAATACGGCCAAGGAGCGGCAGCGCGGCACGAGCCGGGCCATCCTGAACGACAACCTGGGCGGGGGCTTCTACGATTTCCTGCTGGCGGCGCTGACGCCGACGATCGCCAACTGCCGCGGCGGTATCTACGTGGCGATGTCTTCCAGCGAACTGGACGTGCTGCAGGCGGCATTCCGCGAGGCGGGCGGGCGCTGGTCAACCTTCATCATCTGGGCCAAGGACCGTTTCACGCTTGGCCGTGCGGATTACCAGAGGCAATACGAACCGATCCTGTACGGCTGGGCCGAGGGGGCGCAGCGCCATTGGTGCGGCGACCGCGACCAGGGAGATGTCTGGCAGATCAAGAGACCTGCCCGCAACGACCTGCACCCGACGATGAAGCCGGTGGAACTGGTGGAGCGGGCGATCCGCAATTCGAGCCGGCCGGGCGACGTGGTACTCGACGCGTTTGGCGGTTCGGGCACCACGCTGATCGCGGCGGAGAAGGCGGCGCGCGCGGCGCGCCTGATCGAACTGGATCCCAGGTATGCCGACGTGATCGTCAGGCGTTGGGAGGAATACACCGGGGAGCAGGCTGTCCGCGAGGCGCTGATCCGGTAGACGCACGCCACCCGCAGCGCGGGCGGCATTGCGTTAGGGGGCTTACGCCGAAAGTTCGTCGGCGATTTCGCTGGCGGCCACAAAGGCCGTCAGGTGGGGCAGGTCACGCGGGATGCCATAGATGTGGCTGAGCCCACCGTTCGATTTGCGCTGCATCCACAGAGCCGCCGTGGAGTCGATGGCATCGGTAAGTGTCTGGCCACCGTGGAGGGCGTTGCAGACGTCATCCGCAAAGTGTCGTCCGAATGCGCTGTCGAGAAAGAGGCGCACGGCCTCAAATGACGAGCCGGTGGCCTTGGAGACAGTTGTCATCGCTAGCGGCCAGGCTTCGGCGGCGCGCTCCTTCATCGTGCCGTAGAAGCCCCAGCCTTCGTTGCGGGTGGTGGGAATCTGGTCAGTGGTGGTCATGGCGTGCTCCTTCTTGGGCGTCGTTGTGATGGCACCAGTAACGCGCTGTTCGAGCCGAAAGCCAAGGCTGGAGAGCAAACACTCCGCAGCGTGCGGGCACAGTGCCCCGCATGCTGCGTGGCGCGGGGACGCACTCGCAGCGTGGTGCCTATCGCGAACGCGACGCTACTTCGCGCCAGCGCGGAAACCGCCCCGGAGGGCGGTACCGCAATGCAGCAGGTCGATCAGATTTCGGGGTCTTTGGGGTACAGGTCCCCACTGGTGATATCGGCGACGTAGACGACGTTGCGGAAGTCGCCGGGCTCATCCGCGATGCTGACGCCGCCGATGGCGGTGAGCGCGACGCCGTATTTGCGCGTGAGGGCGGTGAGCTCGACGACGAAGGCGTTGTAGTTGGCGGTGGTGATGTCCATGTTGGTGTCCTTGGTTGATGTCGTTGCGACACCTGTATGAACGCGCTGTTCGGGGTACAAGCCAAGCGTTGTTTGCGGTGTCATGCGGGACCGCTGACATCGCAGTCGGTCCCGCGCGACATCAGGCCGACTGGTCGGCCTGAGCGCCATCCTTCGCTTCGATCCGATAGATGCGTTCACCGTCGGCCGACTTCTCGGAGACGATGGTCAGGCCGAGCCGCTTCTTGAAGGTGCCGGCGAACGCGCCGCGCACGGTGTGGGCTTGCCAGCCGGTCGCCTTGCAGATCTCGCTGATCGTTGCGCCTTCGGGGTGACGCAGCATTGCGATCACCTGGGCTTGTTTGCTGTTCTCGCGCTTGCGCGGTGCCTTCCGTGCGTCCTTGCGCTGTGCTTCTGCGTCGGCGGCGGGTTCGTCCGGCTGCGGTGCGTCGAAGCCCAGCGCGCCGTAGCCCTGGGCTGAGACAAGCCATTCGGTACCCGCAGCCGCGATAAGGGCGCGCTTGGCGAGGCCGTCGACAACCTTCTTGCGCGCGCCGCCCTTGATGTTGTCGGGGAACCATTCGATCTTGCCGCCGGTGTGCTGGATGGCGTAGGCGAGGATCGCGTGCTGTGCCGGGGTCAGTTGTTGCGTGGTCATCTGTTGGTCCTTCGAGGTGGTTTGAACGTGGTGTGATGAACGCGCTGTGCGGGGAAGAAGCCAAGCGCTTTTCGTTGGAGAGGGCGGGTGGTCCCGCCCCAGCTGTCAGTCGTTCTCTTCGTTTTCGTCGCTCTCGATTTCCTCGATGGTGTCCTGCAGGGTGCATCCCGATCTGCCGAGGTAGCCGTGGTCGTCGGAGATCGCCATCGTGAGCTGCGCAAGCCAGTAGTCCTCGGCACGATCCAGCGCGCTGCGCAATCCGCCGGCTTTCAGCAAGCCGCGCGCACTCTGGATTAGTTCGAGCATCTGCTCCTTAATTTCGGTCAACTCTTCGACCACGTTGTTTCGGGCTTGGGTTTTGCTCATCGTGTGCTCCGGTTGAGGTGTCGTGTTGATGGACACATGAACGCGCTGTGCTGCACAGAAGCCACGCGCTATCTGCAAAAGGACCAGCAAGATTCAGATGGGAATTTCAATTCGCGCCTATGCACGGCACCGAGGCGTGTCGGACGCCGCCGTGCGCAAGGCAATCGCCGCAGGGCGCATCACGCCGGACGCGGACGGCACCATTGATACGGACCGCGCCGACAGCGAATGGGCACGCAACACCGAAGCGCCGCGCACCGGCACGCGCACACCGCCCGTCAGGGCCGCCGTAACGCCGGAAGGGGGACAGCCCCCGGACGGCCCGGCATCGTCGCCCACAGGCGGCACGTCGCTGCTGCAGGCCCGCACGGTCAACGAGGTGGTCAAGGCGCAGACCAACAAGGTGCGTCTGGCCCGCCTCAAGGGCGAGCTGGTGGACCGCTCGCAGGCCATCGCGCACGTCTTCAAGCTCGCGCGTGCCGAGCGCGATGCGTGGCTGAACTGGCCGGCGCGTGTCTCCGCGCAGATGGCCGCGACCCTGGGCGTCGATCCGCACACGATGCACGTTGCGCTGGAGTCGACCGTGCGCGAACACCTGCAGGAACTGGGCGAGCTGCGCCCGCGCGTGGATTGATGCTGGACGCGGATTACGAAGGCGCCGCCGAGCTCGAGCGTGCCTGGCGAGAAGGATTGACGCCGGATCCGCTGCTCACCGTCTCCGAGTGGTCCGACCGCCATCGCATGCTGTCGAGCAAGGCGTCGGCCGAGCCTGGGCGCTGGCGCACCAACCGCACGCCGTACCTGCGCGCGATCATGGACTGCCTGTCGCCGACCTCGCCCGTTGAAAGGGTGGTCTTCATGAAGGGGGCACAGGTCGGCGGCACCGAGTGCGGTAGTTGCTGGATCGGCTACGTGATCCACCACGCGCCGGGCCCCATGATGGCCGTCTGGCCGACCGTGGAGATGGCCAAGCGCAACTCCAAGCAGCGGATCGACCCGCTGATCGAGGAGTCTGCGGTGCTGGCCGAGCGCATCGCGCCAGCCCGTTCGCGCGACTCGGGCAACACCATCCTGGCCAAGGAATTCCGGGGCGGCGTGCTGGTCATGACCGGCGCCAACAGCGCCGTGGGTTTGCGCTCGATGCCGGTGCGGTACCTGTTTCTCGATGAGGTCGACGGCTACCCGCTGGATGTTGAGGGCGAAGGCGATGCGATCTCGCTCGCCGAAGCCCGGACTCGGACGTTTGCGCGCCGCAAGATCTTCATCGTGTCGACACCGACGATTGCCGGTGCCAGCACCATCGAACGCGAATACGACGCCTCCGACCAGCGCCGCTACTTTGTGCCATGCCCGCACTGCGATCACCGCCAATGGCTGCGCTTCGAGCAGCTGCGCTGGACCAAAGGTGAGCCTGAGACGGCCGCGTACATCTGCGAAGCCTGCGACGAGCCCATCCATGAGCACCACAAAGCGTGGATGCTGTCGCAGGGCGAATGGCGGGCGATGGCGGAAACGAGCGGGCGCACGGCGGGCTTCCACCTGTCCTCGCTCTACAGCCCGGTGGGCTGGCGCAGCTGGCGCGAGATCGCCGCAGCCTGGGAGAGCGCGGTGAGCAAGGAATCCGGCTCGGCGGCGGCGATCAAGACCTTCCGCAACACCGAACTGGGCGAGACCTGGGTCGAGGAGGGCGAGGCACCGGACTGGCAACGGCTGCTGGAGCGCCGCGAGGACTATGCCATCGGCACCGTACCGGCAGGCGGCCTGTTGCTCTCTGCCGGCGCCGACGTACAGAAGGACCGCATCGAGGTGTCGATCTGGGCCTTCGGGCGCGGCAGGGAAGCGTGGCTGGTGGAGCACCGCGTGCTGATGGGCGACACCGCCCGCGACGCGGTGTGGAAGCGGCTCGCCGAACTGGTCGAAGAGCAGTGGACGCACGCCAGCGGCGCAACGATGCCGCTCGCGCGCCTGGCGCTCGATACCGGCTTCGCCACGCAGGAAGCCTATGCCTTTGTACGCGCCTGCGGCGATGCCCGTGTGATGGCCGTCAAGGGCACGGCACGTGGCGCCGCGCTGATCGGCACGCCGACGGCGGTCGATGTCACCCGCAACGGCAAGAAGTTGCGCCGCGGCATCAAGGTGTTCACGGTGGTGGTCGGCATCGCCAAGCTGGAGTTCTACAACAACCTGCGCAAAGCCGCCGACGTGGCAGAAGATGGCGCGACCATCGCGTTCCCGACCGGGTTTGTGCACCTGCCCAAGATCGATGCGGAGTTCCTGCAGCAGCTGTGCGCCGAGCAGCTGATCACCCGCCGTGACCGGAGCGGTTTCCCGATTCGCGCGTGGCAGAAGATGCGCGAGCGCAATGAGGCACTGGACTGCTACGTCTACGCGCGCGCGGCTGCGAGCGCCGCCGGGCTCGACCGCTTCGAGGAGCGTCACTGGCGCGAGTTGGAGCGGCAACTGGGTCTGGCGCCGCCGCCGGACACACCGTCCCCAATCGAATTGAGTTCGCCCACAGATGCCACCCCTCGCGGTGGCATCGCCGTTTCTGGGCCCCGTCCTGGGGTCCGCCAAGCCGGCCGGCGCGTGATCAAGAGCCGCTGGCTGTCGTCCTGAGCACCCCGGTGCTCCTCATCCTGATACCCGGAGTTCATCCCCCATGAGTTTGCAGACTCGCATCGAATCCCTCGTCCTGCGTCTGGCGTCGGAGTTCAAGACCATCCACGACCAGGTCGGCACGCTGGCCCGGCTGTCGACCACCGACAAGACCAGTCTGGTCTCGGCGATCAACGAGCTGCGCGCGCAGTTCGACAAGATTGCCAGCGCCGCGCTGATCGATGACGCCAACGCGGCGGGCACCACGACCACCTTCTCGGCCTCCAAGATCACCGGCCTGCTCGACGCGCTCAAGGCCGACCTGCTGGGCGGCGCCGACGCGGCCTTCGACACCCTCAAGGAGCTGCAGGAGGCGATCCTCAAGGACCAGAGCGGCATCGCCGCGCTGCTGGCCGCCGTGGACCGCCGCGTGCGCTTCGACGCCGCGCAGGCGCTGACCGCCGACGAACAGGCCCAGGCCCGCCAGAACATTGGCACGGTCGCGGCCAGCGCCATCGGCGACCCCGAGACCGACTTCGTGCCGGTTTTCGAGGCGGCCCTGACCGGCGCCTGATCCGGCGGCCATGTCGCTGACCGGAAACATCGCCGAGCTTGCCGCTGCGATTGCTCAGGAGGTCCGCGCCCGTATCACGGCGGATCACCCGGGCCTGGCCCGCGCCTGGGTGTGCTTTGGCACGGAAGGCAACCAGGCGGTGATCCGGTCGGCATTCAACGTCCAGAGCGTCGTGCGCCTCGCTACCGGCAGGTACCGCGTGGTCTTCGCCGAGCCGATGCCGGACGAAGGCTACTGCTGGCTGGCCTTCGCCCGCAACGCGGGTCGCCAGTCGTCCATGAAGGCCGCCGCCGCCCGCGTGCGCGCCGAGGCCAAGACCGAGGCGTTTGTGGAGGTCATCTGCACGACCGCCGCCGGAACGCTATCGGACTCGTCTGAATTCAACCTGATGGTTTACCGCTGAATGGCATACACCGAAGCGCAACTCCTAGCGCTGGAGGCCGCGCTCGCCCGTGGCGAGCGTCGGGTCACCTTCCAAGACAAGACGGTCGAGTACCGCACGGTCGATGAGCTCAAGCTCGCGATCCGCGAGGTCCGGCGCGGCCTGTTCGAGCAGGCCGCCGAAACCGGCCTGTGGCCGGGCGCCCCGCGCCAGATCCGCGTCACGACCGGCAAAGGGTTCTGATGGCCAGCAAAGGATCACGAACCCAGGTTGGCTGGTTCGGCAGGATCCGCAGCCTGTTCGGCCAGGCGCCGGTCCACGAGGCCGCCGGCCGGGGTAGGCGATCGCTGGCCTGGAGGCCCGGCAATCCGGGCGCCGTGGCGGCGCTGCTCGCCAGTGGCGAAGACCTGCGCATCAAGAGCCGGGATCTGGTCCGGCGCAACGCCTGGGCGCAGGCCGGCATCGAGGCGTTCGTCGCCAACGCGGTCGGCACCGGCATCAAGCCGCAGAGCCTGTCCACCGACGACGCCTTCAAGGCCGACGTGCAGGCGCTGTGGCGGGACTGGACGGCAGAAGCCGACGCCGCCGGTCAGACCGACTTCTACGGCCTGCAGGCGCTGGCCTGTCGCGCCATGCTGGAAGGTGGCGAGTGCCTGATCCGCCTGCGCCCGCGACGCCCCGAGGACGGCCTGACCGTGCCGCTGCAGCTTCAACTGCTGGAGGCCGAGCATCTGCCGATGACCCTGAACGTCGACCTGCCGCCAATCGCAGGGGCCTCCGGCCCGGGCAACGTGGTGCGCTCGGGCATCGAATTCGACGGGCTGGGTCGGCGCGTGGCCTACCACCTGTACCGCTCGCATCCGGACGACGGCAGGCTGGCGCCGATGTCGGGGCAGGGCGGGCTCGATACCGTGCGGGTCGACGCGAGCGAGATCATCCACCTGTACCGCGTGCTGCGGCCCGGTCAGATCCGGGGCGAGCCGTGGCTGTCGCGTGCGCTGGTCAAGTTGAACGAGCTCGACCAGTACGACGACGCGGAGCTCGTGCGCAAGAAGACCGCCGCCATGTTCGCCGGCTTCGTCACGCGCCAGAGCCCCGAGGACAACCTGATGGGCGAGGGCTTGCCGGACGAGGCTGGCATCTCGCTGGTGGGGCTGGAACCGGGGACGCTGCAGATTCTGGAGCCGGGCGAGGACATCAAGTTCAGCGACCCGGCCGATGTCGGCGGCTCCTACGGCGAGTTCCTGCGCACGCAGTTCCGTGCGGTGGCCGCAGCCCTGGGCATCACCTATGAGCAGCTGACCGGTGACCTGACTGGCGTCAACTACTCGTCCATCCGCGCGGGGCTGCTGGAATTCCGCCGCCGCTGCGAGATGGTGCAGCACAGCGTGCTGGTGCACCAGATGTGCCGCCCGGTGTGGGCGGCCTGGATGAAGCAGGCGGTGCTCTCCGGTGCGCTGATCGCCCCCGGCTTCGCGCGCGGCGGGGCGGCTCACCGTCGCCAATACCTGCAGGTGAAGTGGATCCCGCAGGGCTGGCAGTGGGTGGACCCAGAGAAGGAGTTCAAGGCGATGCTGCTGGCCATCCGCGCCGGCCTGATGAGCCGCTCGGAAGCGATTTCCACATTTGGCTACGACGCCGAGGACATCGACCGCGAGATCGCCGCCGACAACGCCCGTGCCGATGCGCTCGGGCTGATCTTCGATTCCGACCCACGCCACACAGCCAAGGATGGCGCCGCCGCAACACCCCGCACCGACTCGAACGCGAACGCTGGCGAGTCCGTCGCTACAGCCTGACGTTTTTTCCTATGACCCTGTTGCCTCATCTGGCGACACGCCTCTTTGGTGTGCCGCTGGCGATTGATCGCCCCAAACTTGACGTGATCCTGTCGGTGCTCGGCCCACGCGTGGGCTTGGCCGGCCTGGCGCCGCCGGGCGACTACATGCCGCCTGAACGTAATCCGGTCCGTGGCAATGCCCAGATCGCCGTGATCCCAATCCACGGCACGCTGGTGCGGCGCACCGTGGGCTTGGAGGCCGAGTCGGGGCTGGCCAGCTACACCGCCATCGGCGACCAGCTGGACGCGGCCCTGGCCGACCCCGGTGTAGCCGCCATCCTGCTCGATGTCGACAGCCCCGGCGGCGAGTCGGGCGGCGTCTTCGATCTGGCCGACCGCATTCGCGCCGCCGCCGCCATCAAGCCCGTCTGGGCGGCGGCCAACGACATGGCGTTCTCGGCCGCCTATGCGCTGGCCTGCGCCGCGTCGCGGGTCTTTGTGTCCCGCACCGGTGGGGTCGGCTCGATTGGTGTCATCGCCATGCACGTCGACCAGTCCGTCAAGGACGCAAAGGACGGCGTTCGCTACACGGCGGTGTTTGCCGGTGCCCGCAAGAACGACCTCAACCCACACGAGCCGATCACCGACGAAGCGCAAGCACAGCTGCAAGCCGAAGTGAGCCGCATCTACAGGCTGTTCGTCGCGACCGTGGGCAGCTATCGCGGGCTGTCGGCCGAGGCGGTGACGGCCACCGAGGCTGGGCTTTTCTTCGGGCAGGACGCTGTCGCTGCCGGGCTGGCGGATGCCGTCGGCACCTTCGAGGACGCGCTCGCCCAGCTCACTGCATCGCTTTCTCCCGCTGCGCCGGCTACGGCTGCGCGCAATCCCTCTCTCAACCTCCAGATGGACTGTTCCATGACCACTCAACCTGATCCCGTTGCTGTCAGCGTGCCAGCTGCGGACGCTCTCAGTACCGCTGCCCAACCCCCGGTTGTTGCATCGCCACCCGCACCCCAGGCAGCCCCCGTCGCCAGCCACACCGACGCCGTGGAGATCGCTCAGCTGTGCACGCTGGCCGGCCGCACCGACCTGATCGCGGGCTTCCTTGAGGCACGCGCCACGCCTGAGCGCGTGCGCAGCCACCTGCTGGCCGCGCGCGCCGAAGCATCGCCCGAGATCGCTAGCCGCATCGATCCGCACGCACACGCGGTCTCTACCGATGCCGGTCATCCCGCCTCTCCCCGCAACCCGTTGGTCCAGGCCGTCAAGAAGCGCCTGGGCATCCAGTAACCGAGACACATGCCTGTTCTTCAAGAACCACTGAATCTTGGCGACCTCCTCAAATACGAGGCGCCCAACCTGTACTCGCGCGAGCGCGTCACCATGGCCGCCGGCCAGACCCTGGAGCTCGGCACCGTGCTCGGCATGGTGACCGCCACGGGCAAGGTCAAGCAGCTCGACCCCTCCGCCACCGATGGCAGCCAGTACGCCGCCGGTGTGCTGATGCAGGCGTGCGACACCCACCTGGCCGACCGCGACGACGGCCTGATGGTCGCGCGCCACGCCATCGTCGCGTCCCACGCGCTGCAGTGGCCGGCCGGCATCGCCGCCGTCGAGCAGCACGCCGCGATCTCTCAACTCAAGGCACTGGGTGTCCTGGTGCGCGTCGGAGCCTGATCCACACCATGCAGAATCCATTCGCCAATGCCGCATTTGAGATGGCGTCGATGACGGCGGCCATCAACCTGATCCCGAACCGGTACGGCAAGGTGGAGGCGATGAACCTCTTTGCACCGAAGCCGGTGCGCACGCGGCAGATCATCGTGGAGCAGCGCGAAGGCGTGCTGACGCTGCTGCCGACGCTACCGCCAGGTTCGCCCGGCACGGTCGGCACGCGGGGCCGGCGCAACGTGCGCTCGTTCGTCATCCCCCACATCCCGCACGACGACGTGGTGCTGCCCGAAGCGGTCCAGGGCCTGCGCGGCTTCGGCTCGGAGACCGAACTGGAATCCGTGTCGAACGTGATGGCCGAGCGTCTGGAGACGATGCGCAACAAGCACGCCATCACCCTGGAACACCTGCGCATGGGCGCGCTCAAGGGCGAGATCCTCGATGCGGACGGCTCGACCCTCTACAACCTGTTCGAGGAATTCCGCATTCAGCAGAAGGTGGTGAACTTCGAGCTGGGCGTCGACAAGGCCGAGGTCCGGAACAAATGCACGGACGTACTCGGCATGATCGAGGATTCCCTGCTCGGCGAAGTCACGACCGGCGCGCATTGCCTGTGCTCGACCGATTTCTTCAAGGCGCTGATCAGCCACAAGAGCGTCAAGGAGGCTTATTCGCGCTGGCGCGAAGGGATCATGCTGATCAACGACATGCGAAGCGGCTTCGAGTTCGGCGGCATTACCTTCGAGGAGTACCGGGGCAAGGCGTCCGACGCGGCCGGCAAGGTGCGCAGCTTCATCGAACCAGGCGAGGCGCACGTCTTCCCGGTGGGCACCATCGACACCTTCAGCACGTACTTCGCGCCGGCCGACTTCAACGAGACCGTCAACACGCTGGGCCAGCCGCTGTACGCCAAGCAGGAGCCGCGCAAATTCGATCGGGGCACCGATGTGCACACCCAGTCCAATCCGCTGCCGATGTGTCTGCGTCCGGGTGTGCTGGTCAAGCTGACGATGGGGTGACCATGGACATCGTGGCAACCCTTTACGAAGCCGCCGCCAACGCGGGTCTCCTGAAGGAGTGCGTCTGGCGGCCGTCCGATGGCGGCCCGCCGCGCACCAACATGGTGGGCTTTGCCGCCCCTGACGAGACGCTGCTCGATGGCCTGACGGTCAGCACCGAGTACGTGATGTCCTATCCCGCTACGATCTTTGCGGGGCTGGGTCCCCGCGAGACGGTCGAAATCGCCGGTGGGGTCTTCCACGTGCGGGAGCTGCGCGCGGTCGGCGACGGATCCGAGATCCGCGCCAAGCTCACCCGCCTGTAATCCCCATGGCAGTCAACTCCGTGCGCGAGCGGATCCTGCTCGCGGTGATGGCGGCCGTCCGTGCGCCAGCGCAGGTGCTCGGCGCCACGCTGCACCGGTCGCCGGCCGTCGCCATCGCGCGCGAGCAGTGCCCGGCGCTGGTGGTGTATCCGGAGAGCGATGCCATCGCCAGCCGGGCCAACGACCGCGTCACGCGCGAGTTGACCGTGCGGGTGACGGCGCTGGCCCGCGCGGTGCCGCCCGCCGCGCCGGAGACGGCAGCCGATGCGCTGCTGACCGCTGCCCACGCGGCGCTGATGGCCGACGTGAATTGCGGTGGCCTGGCGCTAGGCATCCACGAACTCGATTGCGAGTGGGACGTCGAGGATGCCGACGCCGTGGCTGCCGCGATTCCGGCGCGCTACCGCATTACCTACCGGACCCTGGCCGCCGATCTGGCGACCCCTGCCTGAAGCCCATCTGACTGCTGATTTGCCCGCCAACCGAGGCGGGACTGCAGCGCTTCGAGAGTGCCCGTTCGGGCAGCGCTCACCCCCCCCGTACCCATTTCTGCGTAACGCAAGGAAATCCTCCCAACCATGAGTACCTACGCCTCCTTCCAGGGGCGCGTCTATCTTGGCAAGCGCGATGCCACGGGTGCGCCCTACGAGGTGCGCTCGCCCGGCAACGTGGCCGAGCTGAAGCTGTCCCTCAAGACCGACGTGCTGGAGCACTACGAGAGCCAGACCGGCCAGCGCACGCTGGACCACCGGATGGTCAAGCAGAAGTCGGCCACCCTGAACCTGACCATCGAGGAGTTCACCAAGGACAACCTCGCCCTGGCCCTGTACGGCAACCACGTCACCGGCGACGCTGGCGCGGTCAACGACGAGCCGGTCGGCGGGGCGGAGCCGCTGGTGGGCGACCGCTATTTCCTGGCACACCCCAAGGCGTCGAAGCTGGTGATCAAGGACAGCGGCGCGAAGCCCGCGACGCTGACGGCCGGTGTCGACTACACCGGCGACCTGGACTTCGGGTCGATCCAGTTCCTGCGCCTGGACGATGGCGCTACGCCGCCGACGCCCTACGTGAAGCCGTTCAAGGCGAGCTACGCCTTCGGGGTGACCACGGAGATCGGCATCTTTACCCAGCCGCTGCCGGAGCGGTACCTGCGCCTGGAGGGCCTGAACACCGCCCAGGGCAACACCAAGGTGCTGGTCGAGCTGTACCGGGTGGCGTTCGATCCGCTCAAGGAACTGTCGCTCATCTCGGACGAGTACAACAAGTTCGAGATGGAGGGCTCGCTGCTGGCTGATGCAACAAAGCCGTTCGACGCGGTGCTCGGTCAGTTCGGCCGCATCGTGCAGCTGTGAGGGCGGCCATGGACGATCTGGACAAACTCATCCCGCAGGTGGCCGAACTCGTCGTGGGCGGTGAGGCGCTGGCCATCCAGCCGCTCAAGGTGGGCCGGCTGCCGGCCTTCCTGCGCGCAATCTCGCCGACGCTGCTGCAGCTCAATGCGACGCAGATCGATTGGCTTGGGCTCTTCATCGAGCACGGCGACGACCTGCTGCAGGCCGTCGCCATCGCGGTGGACAAGCCGCGCGCGTGGGTCGATGCGCTGGCGGCCGACGAGGCGATCCTGCTGGCGGCCAAGGTGGTCGAGGTGAACGCGGATTTTTTTACCCGGACGGTGCTGCCGAGGCTCGACGGCCTGTTCGCACGGGTGACGCAGGCGGCGGCATCTGGTTCAGTGCCATCCAGCGCTTGATCGACCACGGCCACCGGCTGCCCGACATTCTCGGCTACACCCTGACCCAGGTGCGCGGCTTCTTGGACGCCGCCGTCCGCGCCGACGCTGCGCGTGACGCGCGGCTGCTGTCGCTGATCGCCATCGGCACGCGGGGTGACGCGCACAACCTTGAGCGCACGCTCGACCAGCTCAACGACAAGGCGAACAGCCATGCGGATTTCCGTTCGAATCGATAGCGCTGCGGCGCAGGCCCAGCTGCGCCGCTGGGCGGGGGACTTCCGACCGAAGGTGAAGAAGGCTGTCGCACAAGCCATGGCCAGCGAGGCGGCGGAGCTCAAGCAGGACATGCGCGATCACGTCGCCGGGCAGATGCGGGTGGTCAAGAAGTCCTTCCTCAAGGGCTTCACGGCCAAGGTGTTGGACAAGGATCCGAAGCGCCTGCCGGCGCTCTATGTGGGCTCGCGGGTGCCGTGGTCAGCCATCCACGAACGGGGTGGTGTGATCGGTGGCCGGCTGCTGATTCCGCTGTACGGGCGAGTTGGCCGGAAGCGCTTCAAGGCGCAAATCGCCGAGCTGATGCGGGGCGGTAACGCTTACTTCGTGAAGAACGACAAGGGGAACGTGGTGCTGATGGCCGAGAACATCGGAGAGCACGACCGGCCGCTGGCGGGTTTCAAGCGCCGCTACCGCAAGGCCGAGGGCGTCAAGCGCATCAAGCGTGGCGCCGACGTTCCGATTGCGGTGCTGGTGCCGCGTGTCGTACTCAGGAAGCGGCTCGACATCGAGCAAGTGGTGGCGCGGCGCATTCCGCGCCTGGCCGCTGCCATCGAGGCGCGTGTCCGGCAGTTGGGCTGACCGGCGTGCGCCTCGTGGCGGCAGGCAACCCTTGCCGGTGAATCAGGCGATCAGGTATTTGTCGCGGTTCTTGCCGATCCAGGCGGGTGCACGGCCACGGCCGGTCCACGTGGCGCCAGTCTTGGGGTCGCGGTATTTGGGGACCGGTACCGCCTTGGGACCGCGCTTGCCACCACGCTTCGGTGCCAGGCCGATGTCCTCTGCGGTCAGGCCGTATTCCTGCACGACTTGTCGGACCTGCGCGGTGATCTCGGCCAGCTCTTTCTGGCGGGCGGCTTCGAGTTGTTCTTCGAGCTTGTTCTTTTGAGCAAGCAGGTCTTTGTAGGTTGCCATGTGGTTTCTTCCGGAAAGATCGTTCTTGTGGAAATAACCGGGCCAGCGCTCATGCCTCATATGCAAAAAAGCACGATCAGTCGTGTGGACCCGGACACCGGAATTCTAATGCCACTTTGGCAAATCCGAAGCTGGTTTGTGAGTTGTTGTCGATTTTTTAAAATCGCCGACCGCCCAGCGTGATTTCAGTTGGTATCCAATAGGGAATCCTGCAGCAGTTTTGCCATACGCATTACAACAGGCGGCGGCGCTGAATTCATATAGGAAGCGGCTCGGTTAAGCAGCGCAATCCGCTTTTGCTCGACGGAGTTGCTGAACGTGATCTCCTTCGTTTCTCCGCTCGTCACGCGGCCTTCGGAATCAGCGCGGTTGCGCACCTTGCGTTTGACGAGATGGCGGGTTGTTCGCTCGCCCAAGGTTTCATTGCGCTTATTAACAGGTACGGTTGACTGCTCGGGATGGTTTTCGAGATACCGAGAGACAGAGCTTGCGGCTTGACCATGTTTCATCATACGGGCGTCGACCAGTGGCGCACCATCAAGCACAAGGGTAGCGCCAAGTTCCTCCGTCTGTTGGGCGCGGGACACGTGGTGTGAGGGATCGCCACCATTTCTCAGCGTCTCGTGGAATGCGGCAAACGCGTCGTCCTTGTCATGCATCTTGAGTGCAAGTGACAGGGAGAGTATCCGGCAATCGAAGAAGGACTTCTGAATGTCGACCGGGATGAACGCGCATTTCGCATGCTCTCCGAATTCCATATTCACGTTGTCGGCGTAATCTACGTACGCGTTTTCATCTTTTTCCTTTCGGAGGGGATCGACAACGATCACGCTCGTACCAGAGGCGTCCTTGCGAATATCTGCGGCTCTGGTGTGAGAACCGTCGTCGATAACCGCGCGGTACCGTCCAGGTCGGGCCGACGCAACGAACTCAGCGATGTGTCGCGACCCCGCCATTGGAGGTTGGGTGCGCACCTCCTCGTCTTCGGCCATATCCATATGCAGGGGCACGAGATTGAGTCCCGGATTGCGAGCGTTTTCGGCAACGATCAGCAGCGGCATGATCGCCCGGTCCACGTCCAGAACGCGGAATTGGGCCAACTCTGGATCCATGTTCTGTGCGCTCAGAGCTTGCAGTTTTCCCAGGGCGCCGCTGAGGAATCCCGTGACCTGTGTCCGCAACCGGTCCACGGTTGCTTGCTGGCCAGCCGATGTATGCGTGGGCTGGGGCCTTGCGGCTGTTGCGGGACCAGCACTCCGTGACGAGCTGGCCACCTGGGCCGCAGATGCGGTGGAAGTTCGATCAGCAGGCGATGCCGTGGTGTGCCCGGTCTCGTACCACGTGCGCCCCGGCAAAGGATGATCCACACCCATCCGTTCGAGCGTCGGCCGATTGTCTAGGAGTGGCACATGTTCAGAAGTAGCCGGGGATGGCGGCAGCGAAGTCATGCCAGCTCGGCGGAACATGGTTTGCGCGGAGTCTTCTGGAGAGTCTTGCCGCTGTCTGCGCGCAGGAGGGCTGCCCGGTGCATCATCCGGTGCCCTGCGGCGGCGGCCCAATGGGGTTGTGTCCGCATTCGTCTGCGAGGGGCGCGCGCTAGTGTTGTCTGCCGAATTGGCGGGTACGCCTGCGTTTGCGCTACTGACCTTCATATCGTCTCGAATCGTCGTAGGTATGCGCTACGTTTTGCCGCGCACTAGCACAGGGAGAGCCAAGCAATGCAGCTCCCCATTTCTGCGGGCAGCTTAGGTGAGATCGGGCAACGGCTTTGTGCCGGGCGCGAAGGTTTCGCATTCGGCCCGAAATAGGGATGTCACAACGTATCTCAATCCCGTTGCCCTGAAGAGTGCTGCTAACGGGCTTAGCCGGCCATTTGCCGTGCAAAGACGTTGAACATTGACAAACGAGGCCGCCCGCTTGGTCGCACAAATGGCAGGCTGGCCTACTCCCTGCCAGCAGGACGGACCGAAGGGCGGACCGTCACAGGGCACCGATCGCCTTCCGGGCTGTGCGTCGTTGGCGGGCTGGCCGACACCAATGGCGGGTACACCGGCGCAGAACGGCAACAACGCAGCGGGCAACAACGACAGCAGCCGGAAGACGGCGGCATTGGTCTCGGGCTGGGCTACGCCGAACGCGAGGGACTGGCACTCGGCCAGCGGCTCGCCGGAGTTCCTTGCACAGCGGGCGGAACAGACCCGCGGCAAGCCGTTTTCCAGTAAGAGAAAAAATCGTAGGTGGCAAACCAACGCATCTCCATCCTCGTCGCGCTCGATGGCGCCGACGAGGGGCTCAAACGCGCCATCACCTCTGCCGAGCGCAGCCTCGGTGAATTGGCCGCATCAGCCAAGACCGCAGGCGACAGGGCCGCAGTGGGCATCGCCCAGGTCAAGGCTGGCGTGTCCGTCGTCAGCGAGCAGGTCGCCGCAGCGAGAACGCAGCTGCTCGCCTTCCTCTCGATCAACTGGGTCGCCGGCAAGGTACAGGAGGCCGTTCAGGTCGCCGACGCCTGGAACATGATGGCTGCGCGCCTGAAGCTGGCGACGGCCGGCCAGCGCGAGTTCACGACCGCGCAGACGGCACTGTTCGACATCGCCCAGCGCATCGGCGTGCCGATTCAGGAGACGGCCACGCTGTACGGCAAGCTCCAGCAAGCGGTGCGCATGCTCGGCGGCGAGCAGAAGGAGGCGCTCACCATCACCGAGAGCATCTCGCAGGCGCTGCGCATCTCCGGGGCGTCCGCCAACGAGACGCAATCGGCCCTGCTGCAGTTCGGCCAGGCCCTGGCGGCGGGCGTGCTGCGCGGCGAGGAGTTCAACTCGGTGGTCGAGAACAGCCCCCGGCTCGCGCAGGCCCTGGCCGATGGCCTGAACGTCCCGATCGGCCGGCTGCGCAAGATGGCGGAGGAGGGCAGGCTGACCGCCGACGTGGTGGTCAACGCGCTGCTGTCCCAGAAAGACAAGCTCGCCACCGAATACGCCCAGCTGCCGGCGACGGTCAGTCAGGCGTTCGAGCGGCTGCGCAATGCCTTCGGGCAGTACATCAACCGGGTCGACCAGGCCACCGGCTTCAGTGCCAAGCTGTCCGAGGCACTGACGTGGATAGCGCAGAACCTCGACATGGTGATGCGCTGGCTCACACGCATCGCCGAGGTTGGCCTCGCCGTGCTCGTCTACCGGCTGCTCCCAGCCCTGATCACCGCGTGGCAGACCGCAGGCGCCGCCGCCGTCACGGCAGCGAGCGCCACCTCCGCCGCCTGGGCCACGGCCAACCTGTCGGTGTCCGCCGCCATTGCGAGCGTGGGCGTGCTCCGGACCGGCTTCGCCACGTTGGGCGCGTTCCTCGTCGGCTGGGAGATCGGCACGTGGCTGTCGGAGAAATTCGAGATCGTGCGCCGCGCCGGCATCTTCATGGTCGAGGTGCTGATCCGCTCCGTCGAGGAGTTGCGCTTTCACTGGGAGGCGTTCACCGCCATCTTCACGTCCGACACCATCGCCGAGGCGACCAAGCGCCACCAGGCACGGCTGGGCGACATGAACCGGGTCTTCGCGCAGATGGTCGCCGACGCCGGCCGGGGAACGGACGCGGCCAAGGGCGCCATGAACGCCGCAGCCGGTGCCGCCGAGGAGATCGCCAAGCGCCTGGAAGCAGTGCGCCAGGGCACTCAGGAGGCGGTCGGTCGTGGCGCCGAGGCTGTCCACATGGCCCTGGAGAAACTCAAGTCCCGGATCGGCGAGGTCGAGCAGGCGGTTTCCAAGGCGAGCTCCACGGTGAATGACGCCACAGCCAGGATGGCCGAGGCGTACAAGGGGCTCACCTCCATCGTCGAGGGCCACCTGCAGCGCCAGGTCGAGGCGGTCAAGGCGCGCTACCAGCAGGAGCAGGCGGCGCTGGAGCGCTCGGGCCAGGCGCAGGCGATGCAGATCGCCGCGTCGACCCAACTGCTGGTCGGGGCCCTCACGCAGCAGACGGCATTGCGCCAGCAGGCTGCGACCGATACGTTGAAGCTGATCGATGACGAGTCCCGCGCCCGCGTCGACGCCGCCGCTCGCGACGGCAAGACCGAGGCCGAGCGCGCAGCCAACGTGCAGCGGGTCGAGAACGAGATCCTGGCCACGCGCCGGCAGACACTGACCCAGGCGGCCGCAGAATACCGCCAGCACATCGACGCGCTCAACGCCGAGGCGAACCGGCATCTGACCGAGATCCGGCGCATTGAGGACGAGAAGCGCCAGCTGTCGATGTCGACCGAGGAGCGCATCCGCGACATCCGCCGCGCGGGGCTATCGGACTACGAGGCCCAGGAGGACCGCAAACGCCAGATCGCGGAATACCAAGCCAGTGCGCGTGCAGCCTTGGCCAACGGCGAATTCGACCAGGCCCGCCAGCGCGCCAGCAAGGCCATGGACCTGGCTGCCCAGGTAGCGAGCACGCAATCGAGCGAAGCCAAGCGCGCGGAGGATGCGCGCCGGCAGTCCGAGCAAGCCGTCTCGCAGGTGGCCCAATTGGAAGCTCAGGCCCGGGAGGCAACCGGCCGCAGGGAATACGCGCAGGCCGAAGCCCTGACACGGCAGGCGGACGAGCTGCGCGCCCAATCGGCACAGCAGGCCGCGGACGCCGACGCCCGGGCCGTACAGGGCAAGGCCGCCGTCAACGAAGCCATCGGCCGGATCCGCGATTCGCAGGCGATCCTCAATCAGACGCTCGATGCAGAGGCCCAGGCGCACCAGCGCGCCGCGCAGTCGGCGGTGTCGGCCCGCCAGGGCATCCAGCAGACGCTGGCGCAGACCGACAGCCAGATCGCCCAGCTGACCGCCAAGCTGCAGCAGGGTCTCAAGGTCACCATCGATGCGGACACCCAGCGCTTCGACAAGGCCATCGCCGACCTCGACAAAGCCCTGGCCGAGCGCGAGCGGCTGGTGGTCATCAAGGCTGATCTGGAGCAGGCCGAGAAGACGCTGCAGGACTACGAGCAGCGGCTCAAGGAAGGCAAGACGTTGCCGGTCGATGCCGACGTGTCCAAGGCGCTGGCGTCGCTGGATCGGCTCAACGCCTATGCTCGTGAGAATTCACAGCTCGAGCTTCGCGTCGCCACCGAGAAGGCGCGCGCCGCCATCGCCAACGTCGAAGGCATGTTGCGGGCGCTGGACCGCGTGCAGACCGAGTCACGCCACCGCGTCGCCAGCAACGTCGATGCCGTGCGCGTCGAGGTCCAGAGCCTGAACGGCATGAACACGTCATCCACCCACACGATTGCCGTGCGCCGGGTAGAGGCGAACGCCTTGGGAGGGGTGGTCGGTGGTGGCGTGCGGCAGTTTGCGGAGGGGGGACCAGTTGCGCCCGCCTTCCCGCGCATGACCGGCGGTTCGGTGCCGGGCACGGGCGACCAGGACACGGTGCCGCGCACGCTAGACGCCGGGGCGTTCGTGATCCGCAAGGCTGCTGTGCGCAAGTACGGCGCCGGGACGCTCGCGCAGCTCGCCAACGGCGTGGCCCGCTTCGCCACGGGCGGGGCGGTGCTGTTCGGGGGACGTGGCGGCGGCCAGCCGGGCGGCGCCAAGCGCAACCGCGACGTGGTCGAGGCCCGCAAGATGATCGACCTGGGCCTGCAGGGCATGGGCGACTACACGTCCTGGGCGCAGCACCAGGGCGGGGCCTGGGTCAGTTCGGACATGCGCTCGCGCACGATGACGAACTACGGCCGGCAGGCCGAGCGCGACCGGCAGGCGCTCGATGGGCTGGCCGAACGCAAGCAACTGACCACCGCCGAGCGCCAGACCATCGAGCGCATCAAGACCACGTGGCGTCAGGCCATGGCCCAGCCGATGCTGTGGGGCCGGGATCTGGAACGCGACCTGCTCGACTACATGGAGCAGCACCAGGGCGAGTTCTACCGCGACGGCGGTGTGGCGCCTTCCGACACGGTGCCCGCCATGCTGACGCCCGGCGAATACGTCGTGAACCGGCAGGCGGTGGAGCGCCACGGCGTGGCCTTCTTCGATGCCATCAACAACCTGGCGCTGCCGGCCCGCGCGCTGGCGAACACCGTCCGGGGCTACGCCACCGGCGGGCTCGTGCAGCCGCTGGCCGGCATGGCGGCCAGGGCGTCGCAAGCGGTGTCGGGCGCCTGGAAGGGTGCCGACCCGGCTGCGGCGCTGTCGCAGGTGCTGGCCACGTCCATGCGTATGCCGGCACCCGCCTACGCGGCAGAGGTGGCGCCAGCTCGCACCATCCGCGTGGAACTGGCCTCTGGCGGCCGGACGGTCGCCGCCACCATCGACGCCCGCGACGAAGCGCGGCTGCTCGAACTCCTCAAAGAAGCCCAATCCCGGGCGCTGTAACTCCGATGCAATTGAAGAACCTGGTGGACAGCGCGGTCCTCGCGCTGCCCGATGACCTGCTCTGGGCGGACGAACACGCCTGGACGCCCGCCGTGGCTGCGGTGTCGTACCTGCTGACCGGCGCGCTGCTGGTCGAGTCGGCGGCCCGCCAGAAGGGGCGGCCCATCACGCTGGTGGGCGCCGCCGACATGGCCTGGGTGACCCGCGCGACGGTGAGCACGCTGTACGCGTGGGCGGCGACGCCGAGCCGCCAATTCGAACTGACCCTCACGGATGGCCGCGCCTTCACCGTGGCCTTCCGGCATCACGAAACCGCCATCGAGGCTGAGCCGGTGACCGGTTTCCCGGCCCGGCGCGACGCCGATTTCTACCGATTGACCCTCCGTCTGATGGAGATCTGAATGCCGATTCTTTCCGGCGACGTGAAGCTGCTCGCCGCCGAGCGCCTGCTCGACACCCCCGACGGCGGCGGTCGCATGACCGGCCACGTCGTGGTCGACGGCCAGTCCAACAACCTGTTCCCCGACATCTCCGAGCTCGACCGCACCTACGGGCGTGTGTCGCTGCGCAAGTCCTTTGTCGGGGTGCTGACCGATTCGACCGATTCCTACTACGGCGCCCACGCGATCCTCGCCGAAGCGCCGACCGATCCGCGCGTGTCGGTCACGCTCTTCACCACCAAGTCATGGACCGACCGGCGCGATGCCGCCAAGGATCGTGTCGAGCGGTATCTCGCCCGCGGCGTCAAATGGCCCGGCCAACTGCTGGAACGGCAGCTCACCGGCCAGCGCGCCATCACGCTACTGTTGAAGCCGTCTGATTCGCTGCCGCGCGTCGGGCAGGCGCTCGTGTTGGTGCAGGACGAGGCCAAGCCGACCGAGACCGAGCAGTACGTGCGGGTCACGCGGATCACCACAACCGAGCGCGAGTTCACGGTGAGCGAGGGCGGCAGCACCGTCAAGTTCTCCGCCATCGTGGCGACCTGCGAGATCTCCGATCCGTTGCGCTACGACTTCGAGGGGCCGGCGCCCTCCAACCGTGACGACGTCTCGGCCAAGGCCGTGGTGCGCGACACGATCGTCGCCAACGCCGCCGTCTACTACGGCATCGCGCCCACCGTGGCGGAGGTGCGGGTGGGGGACCTGCGCGTGCAGGTGCCGGGCCTGTTCGGGCAACTGGTGCCGTCCGCCCAGTCGGAGACTCCGCTGGTGGACTTGAACGCCGCCGGCCAAGCGGTGCCGCTGCTGGAGAGCGGCAGCGGCGTGCTGACCTACACGGCCAACGGCCAGGTCGCCAGCGGCCGCAACCTCTACCTGGGCAATCCGCTGGTGCCGGGCAGCCTGCGCATCGCCGGTGGCGGCTACACGTTCACCGATGCGGCGGGCCAGCTCAAGTCCGGCACGAGCACGATCGGCACGGTCGACTACGCTCGGGGTCTGGTGGCCTTCAAGGAGGGCACGCCGGGAAACGGCGGGGATTTCCAGGTCAGCTTCCGGCCCGCTGGCGCTCCCACCCGCGTAGCCGACACCGCCGCGATCGGCATCGCCCAGGAGAACCGGGGCTACGCCTACACCATCACCCTGTCGCCGCCCCCCAAGCCGGGGGCGCTGATCGTGTCCTACATGGCGCAGGGCAAGTGGTATGACCTGCGTGACCAGGGCGACGGGGCGATCCGGGGCAGCGATTCCTCCTTCGGGGCCGGGACCCTGGACTACGTGACAGGCTCGGTGATCCTCACCACTGGCGCGCTACCGGACGCCAATACGGCCATCCTCTTTGCTTGGGGCAGCGCGGCCAGCTACTTCAACCGGGTCGCGGCGCCGGTGGAACCACCCACCGTGCGCCACACCGTGGCCCATCCAGGCATCGCGCCGGGCACGCTGCGTATCACGTGGCCCGACGGCGCGCGCCAGCGCGCGGCCACCGACGACGGGCACGGGGTGATCACGGGCGACGGATCCGGCACCGTGCGCTATGCGCGCGGCGAGCTGGTCTTCCGGCCCGCCGTGCTGCCGGCCGGTGGTGCGGAACTGACCATCGACTACGAGTGGGGCCCGCCGCAGGAAGCGAACTTCGCGCACCCACTGCGCAACGCCGACGGCACCGTCACCGTCCGCCTGCCGCAGACCGACGTCCGTCCGAACACGGTCGAGCTCGAGTTCAACCTGCTGATCGAGAACTACCAGTCGATCTCGGGCACGCCCGCCGAGATGCAGGTGGTGCAGCGCGTCGACCCGATCAAGATCGCCCGTGACACTGGCGGCGGCGCGTTTGATGCCGCCGTGGTCGGTCGGATCGACTACGCCACCGGCACCATCACCTTCCGGCCCGACACGACGGTCAACATCCCGTTCGCGCGCTACAGCGTGCAGCAGCTGGGCTGGACAGTGGAGGGCAACGAGCGCCGTCCGGTCTACCGCAATACCTTCAGCCACTGGGAGTACAAGCCGGCCGGTGCGGCGATGCCCATCGATGAGTCGGGCTACGTCAAGGTGCGCTACCGCGCGGCCGACGCGGCGAACGCGGCGACCGAGACGGTGACGCTCGCGCAGCTGGAAGTCGACCTTACCGACCACTACGCCGAAGCCATCGTGCCCGGCAGCGTCCGCTTCGGCCTGGGCGGCAAGGTCTACGTGGACCGGCTGGGCTCGTTGGTGACCGACATCAACGCCAACACCGGGGCGGGCACCCAGGCCGGCACCATCGACTACGCCTCGGGCCGGGCGTTGCTGACCGTGTGGCAACCGGGCGCCGGCAACGTGGTGTCGATGCAGTCGCTGCTGACCGAACTGGGTGGCCAGCCGGTCGACGAGGTGACCTTCCGCGTGCCGGCGGCGCCGGTGCGACCGGGCAGCCTGCAGATCCGCGCCGTGCCCCTGACCGGTGGCCAGATCACGGCCACCGCCAACGCGGACGGCACCATCGCGGCTGCAGGCATGCTCGGCACGGTGGACTACCAAACAGGCGTGGTGCACGTGCGGTTCGGGCGCTTCGTGCCCGCCGCTGGCCGGGAGGGCGAGATCTGGTACAGCGTCGATGCCGTGCGCAACGGCCAGATCTTCCAGCCACTGCCGGTGCTGGCCGACACGCTGCGCTTCAACGCGGTGGCTTTCACGTACCTGCCACTGTCGGCGGACGTGCTTGGACTCGATCCGGTCCGGCTGCCGCTTGATGGCAAGGTGCCGATCTTCCGGCCGGGGGACGTGGCTGTGGTGCATCACACCGCGACCACGCCGTTTCCCGCCAATGCGCGCGCAGGCGACACGCTGGACGTTGGCCGCGTACGCCTGTCCACCCTGCGGGTACTGGACGCCGATGGCAAGCCGGTGTCCACGGATCGGTACACCGCCGATCTCGATGCCGGCACGGTGACGCTCAAGGCATCGCCCGCCGGTCTGGCCCAGCCGCTGGTGGCCGAACACCGTATCGAAGACATGGGCCTGATCTCGGACACGCAGATCAACGGCGTGCTAACGCTCACGCGGCCACTCACGCACGACTATCCCGCGCGCGAAGCGCGGGTGTCGTCGGCACTGATCATCGGCGACCTGCAGGCCCGCGCCCACACGCTGTTCGCGCAGCAGACCTGGACGGGGGAGTGGAAGGACGTGCGCATCGGCGCCAACACCATCGCCCAGTACAACGAGACGGTGTACCCGGTGGCGGTCACCAATCGCGGAAGCATTGAAGAGCGCTGGGCGCTGATCTTTACCAACACCAACGAGTTCCGCGTGGTCGGCGAGTCGGTCGGGCAGATCGCCGTGGGCAACACCGCCACGGATCTCGCACCGATCAATCCCGAGACCCACGCGCCGTATTTCACGCTGCGCGCGGGTGGCTGGGGCTCGGGCTGGGCCGCCGGCAATGTGCTGCGCCTCTCCACTGCGGCAGCCAACTTCCCTGTGTGGGTCGCGCGCACGACGCTGCAGGGGCCTGCCACGCAGGCGAGCGATTCCTTCCAGATCCAGATTCGCGGCGACATCGATCGCTGACTTTTATCTCCATGACCATCAAGTATTTCCAGTCCAACCAGACCGGTGCACCGCAACTGAGCGGCCAGCGCGGGACCCTGATCGCCGTGCTCAACGCCTGTCTCGGTAACGGCTTCAACCTGCGCACGCTGACCGCGATCACCCGCGAGGGCACGGTGGCGACCGGCACGGCGGACGCGGGCCACGGCTTCCGCGAGGACGACATCGTGCTGATCGCGGGGGCCAACGAGGCGGCGTACAACGGCGAGCACCGCATCCGCAATGTGACCACCAACACGTTCCAGTTCGACGTCGCGGCCGAGGCGGCTGAGCGTGCCACCGGGGCCATCACCGCGAAGATCGCGCCACTGGGGTGGGAGATGCCGTTCTCGGGCGAGGACCGCGCGGCCTACCGGTCGCGCGACGTGACCAGCAATCGCCTGTTCCTGCGCATCGACGAGACGCCGCTCGCGGGCGACGGCAACTACGGGCGCGGCCCGCGCACGGTGCTGGCGCAGATGTGGGAAGTGCTCAACGACGTCGACAACGGCAAGGGAAAGGCCGAGACGATGTGGCGCAAGGCACAGAACGACAACGCGACGACGCGCCCCTGGGTGCTGGTGGGCGACAGCAAACGCTTCTGGCTGATGGTGAACTGGAGCGAGAGCTACCCGAACCGCTACGCGCCGTACTTCTTTGGCGACTACCCGTCCTTCAAGGCGGGCGATGCCTACGACACGATGATCGCCGGCTACTACGACCTGAACATCAATTGGGCCGAACCTTCCAGCAACCTCGTCACGGACAACGTCTACTCGGTCGGATCGGGTGTCGGCAACACGGGCATCTGGCTGGCGCGCGGGTATTCGCAGCTGGGCGGTCGCATCAACGCACAGTGGGTCAGCGCCCCGGCGGGCGGGGGCAGCACGGGCCTTGGGGCCACCGCCGTGCCCTACCCGAACCCGGCCGACAACGGCATCTACGTGATGCCGCTGATGATTCAGGAGCAGACCGGCCCGTCGCTGCGCGGCCGGCTGCCGGGCTTGCTGTGTCCGCTGCAGTCGATCCCTGCGCCGGAGCCGTGGCGTTTCCCGGGCTTCGTGATCGACGGCACGCAGCGTGAGCTGCTGGTGGTCAATGGCGCGGCCAGCAACGGCAACGCGCGCCTGGCCTTCGATCTGACCGGTCCGTGGGACTGATCCATGGCCGGTGAAATCCCACGGGTCGTCGGCCCGCCCAGCCGGGTGTCGCCCGGTGCCATCACGGGTGCGCCCACCCGCCATGTGCTGCACAACGAGACCTCCGCGATCGCGCGGAGCGACGCGGGGCCACCAAGCCCGCTGGTGCCGGACGGCGTGGCACGCAGTGCGCCGGCCCCGCACCAGGGCGTCTCGCCGACGCGGCATGGCGAGCTGCCCGCCTCGCGTGCGCTCGAGTTCTGGGGCAACGGGCGCATCGAGGGGCGTGTGCGCATCGAGGGTGTGCCGGCTGCGCGCCGGGTGCGCTTGTTCGATGCACTGACGGGCCTGCTGGTCGCCGAGGCCTGGTCGCGCAGCGATGGCTTCTACCGCTTTGACTATCTCGATACCGGCCGCGACTTCTTCCTGCTGGCGCATGACCACGTGCGCCAGTTCAACGCGGTCATCGCCGACTGGGTCCGTCCCGAGCCCACCGTTTATCCATGATCACCCTGTCTGTACCGGTCCGGAATGGCCGATTGGCCGTGATCGGCCAAGCGCTGGATGCCGGCACCGCGGGCGGCCTGCTGCGCCTGTATTCCGCGCCACGTCCCGACATCGGGCAGGCGCTCGCCGAGCAGGTCCTGCTGGCCGAAGTTCGCCTGCCGCTGCCTTGCATGGGGAGCCTGGAAGGGGGCCGGCTCGTGTTCGCGCCGATCGGGCAGGCGCTGTGCCGCCGCTCCGGCATGGTGGCCTGGGCACGGCTGTCCGACAGCGACGGGCGCTGGGTAGCGGATCTGGATGCGGGGCTGCCAGACAGCGGTGCGGAGGTCGAACTGCCGAAGCTGCAGGTCTTCGCCGGCGGCGCGGTCAACGTGGAACTGGCTGAACTGACCGAATAGTGCCGTGACCGTCGATCTCGAATTCCGGGGGGCGTGGAAGCCTCCGAACGGCGGTGGTGCCGATCTCGACTTCGGGGATACGCGGCAAGCGGTTCCCGAGGCAGCCAGCGCCACGGTGCGCCTCCGGCTGGGTCCACCCAAGGCGCGCATCCGCGTGGCCTACGACAACCAGGTGAGCCGCAAGCTGGAGGGCGGTGGCCAGGTGCCGTGGCAACGCGCGCATCGCCAGGGAGCCGGCCTGCACGACGGCTGGAACGACAGTGCGCGCGACCGCAGTGCTGCGGCGGTGTCCTGGCAACCGTCCGTGACGCTGGCCGACACGGTCCAGTCGGCCGGCGGCGACAACCAGCGCGCCCGCAGCGCCAGCCGCGTGCGGTGGCAGGGCGCGGGTTCCGTGACGTGTGCCACCGGGGATCACTTTGATCCGCTGGCGTCGCAGCATCGAGAGCTCGACCTACTGTGGGGCGAGGGGGACGCCTTGTCCGGTGGCGTGATCAGCCCGTTCGTCTGGCTGGTGCCGCGTTCGCACGGCCAGTCGCTCGGGTGGCAGCCCGCTGTGCCGCTTGCTCTGCGCGAGGCGTTCGGGTTCTCGCCTGGACGCTGGCAATCGCGCCGGTGGTCACTGCCGTGGGAGATCGGCCGGCAGCCGCGCCCAGGCGAGTCGCACGTACTTGTGGACCCTCCCGTGGTCGAGCCGGCACCCAGGTATCACCCCGATCTCGACTTCATCTGCCATGCGACCCGCCAGGGCCTCGCGTGGCGCCCCGCGCTGCGGCTCGACTTCGGCGCCCACCCGTGCTGGCAGCCGGACGCCGGTGTCCTCAGCGTCCCCATCCTCAAGGTCTATTTTGTGAGCAACGCCGTTGATGTCGTGCGCCTGCCCGGCCGCGAGCCGATTCCCGTCAAAAGCCTCCAGATTGGCATCGATGCGGATTCCTGGGCGTGGGGGTTGTCGGCCAGCCTGCCGTACCGGGCACTGGAACTGGTCGAGCCGACCGCATCCGGGCCGGTGGAGATCGAGATCACGATCAATGGCGTGACCTGGGTGATGCTGGTCGAGGGGTTCGACGTGCGGCGCGAGTTCGGCCAGGCGAGCCTCAACATCCGGGGCCGCTCGACGGCGGCGTATCTGGCCGAACCCTATGCGCCAAAGCGATCCTTCGTGCCGGCGGCTCCCTTCACCGCGCGCCAGCTGGCCGAGCAGGAGCTGACGCGCGCGGGGCTGGTGACCGGCTTCACGCTCGACTGGCGGTTGCCGGACTGGCTGGTGCCCGAGGGCAGTTGGGGCTACCAGTCGCTGAGTCCGATGGGTGTGATCGGCCGCATTGCTGAATCGGTCGGCGGCTACGTCAACGCCCATCCTCGGCTGCGGACGCTGGTGGCCAAGTCCCGGTATCCGGTGCTGCCCTGGAACTGGGCGGCCGAGGTTCCCGATCGGACGCTGCCCATCGACGTGGTCAAGACGCTGAACCTGCGCTGGCAGGAGAAGCCCACCTTCAACGCGGTGTACGTCTGTGGCGAGCGCCAGGGCGTCACCGGGCACGTGGTGCGCGCCGGTACGGCGGGCGATCTGGTCGCGCCGACGGTGGTCGATGGGCTGATCACCCACGCCGATGCCGCCCGTGAGCGGGGTCGCTCGATCTTGGCCGACGTCGGCCGGCAGGCGGTCGTCACGTTGGAGTTACCGATGCTCAGTTCGCTCGGCCTGCTCGATCCGGGCCTGCTGCTTGCCGTCGGCGAGGGCGGCAAGGACTGGCGTGGCCTGGTGCGTGCCACCAGCGTCGCCGCCGAGTGGAACGAATCCCTGACCGTGCGCCAGACCATCGAGGTTCAGCGCCACTACCTGTAGGAGCCCGCAATGCCCAACCTGTGGCGGCAGTTCGAGGACTTGCTGCCGGATGCCCCCCTGCTGGTCGGCACCGTGGTGACCTCTCACGACGACGGCACGGTCACCGTCCAACTGCTCGGCGGCGGGCTCGTGCGCGTTACAGGCGCCGGAGGGCCCGGTGACCGCCTGTTCGTGCGCGGTAGCGAGGTCGTTGGTCCCGCGCCGACGCTGCCGACCGTCGAGATCGAAATCTGAATCGCTATTTCTCTTTTGCAACTGGAACCCGCCCTTGAGGCGGGTTTTGTTTTTTTGGAGCACATCAATGAACGCACCGATGGTGGCCGACGGCATGGTGACCATGCCGCGGGCCGAATTCGAGGAGTTGCTGGAGCGCGTTGCCGAGAGCGGCGCGCGGGCGGCACTGGCCGAGGTGGGCCTGGATGGCGAGAACGCCGCGAACGACATCCGCGAGCTGCGAGGCTTGCTGGACGCCTTCAACGAAGCCAAGCGCACCGCCTGGCAGACCATGGTCCGGATGATCACGACGGGCCTGGTGCTGGCGCTGGTGGCGGGTGCGGTCATCAAGTTCGAGCTGTTCAAGGGGGCGCGATGATCGAGACGCTCCTGGGCGGCCTGCTGGGCGGAACCTTCCGCCTTGCCCCTGAAATCTTGAAGTGGCTCGACCGCAAGGGCGAGCGCGGCCACGAGCTCGCCATGCAGGATAAAGCGCTGGAGTTCGAGAAGCTGCGCGGCGCGCAGCGCATGGCCGAGATCGGTGCAAGCGCCGATGCGGCGTGGAACACAGGCGCCATCGAGGCGCTGCGCGACTCCATCAGCGCGCAAGGCCAGACCTCCGGCGTGCCATGGGTTGATGCGCTGTCGATTAGCGTGAGGCCTGTGATCACGTACTGGTTCATGGGCCTGTACTGCGCGGCCAAGACCGCCGCGTTCGCGGGTGCGCTCACGGCCGGGGCAGGGTGGGGCGCAGCAACGGTGCAGGCGTGGACCGAAGCCGACCAGGCGTTGTGGGCCGGGGTGCTGAACTTCTGGTTCTTGGGTAGGGTATTCGATCGGGTGCGGTCGTGACGGTGGTGCCACAAGCGGCCGTCGCACTCGCCAAACACTTCGAGGGATTCCATCGGGTGGCGAGGGTCGACCCCACCCGGGCTCAGCCGTACGTCTGTCCTGCAGGGTACTGGACGATCGGCTACGGTCACCTTTGCGATCCGACGCACCCGCCCATCACGCAGGCCCAGGCCGAAGTCTATCTGGCGGCGGATCTCGTGACAGCGCTCAACGCGACGCTGCGCTACTGCCCCGTGCTCGCCGCCGAGCCCCAGGGCCGGCTCGCCGCCATTGTGGACTTCACCTTCAACCTCGGGGCGGGGCGGTTGCAGACCTCGACTTTGCGGCGGCGGGTCAACCAGCGCGACTGGTCCGCTGCTGCAAGCGAGCTGCGCCGTTGGGTCTACGGTGGCGGCAAGGTGCTGCCGGGGCTGGCCGCACGTCGCGAAGCCGAAGTGGCTTTATTGCGGTTGAACTGAGGTGACGCTTGGCTTCTGTGTTGAACAGCGCGTTCATGTCATCACACCAACCACACCGGAGTACAAAATGTCCAAGTCCATGCGATTCAAAGCCCCCGTGATCGACGACGTGCAGTCCAGCAATGTCGACGCCGTATTGCAGGAGCCGCTGCTCGATCTCTTTGGCTACGCCATGCGGTCGGTTGCTGTGACCCTGGCGCGCGAAGCACGCCTCCACACCGACGATTTCGAGACCAGCAGGTCGGCCGGCTGCGATGGCTTCACGCTGGCGATGCGGCAGGTCTTTCCCGGCAAGCGGCGGGATGCGTGGGTCGGCGTTTTCGAGCGGGGGGAGCAACGGCTCGAAGTGCTTGGGCACCTTGAGTAA